ATCTACCGGTAGCTGTGACTTGATCTGCTCGATTGCTGTTTCCATAAGAAAATCATCCTCCAATGATTATAGCTAATTGTAATATATCAGTTTTTAAAGTCAAGAGGCACCTTTATCTTCTTTTTTAACTCTTATCCTCTTGATTCTTTTCTCCTCAGTATCTTCTAAGGGTAATTTTGCTTCTACTTCTGGCAAGTTCTCCGCAAACCACTCGCACTCTTTCTCCCATTCATCCTGCCCAGGAGAGAAAACGGTGCCATCTTCTAACTCATAACGCAACTCTAACAAACGAGTTTCTTCATTATTAAACACCATCATATGATCAACAATGCTACACCCCGCAGAATGCAGGGAAAACCGGGCATGTTGCTCCCAATCGCTACGATCAGTTGTTCTGAATTCCTCTGCTCCTTCGTGACGTATCCAGGCCTGTTTAAAATTAGGAATCCATTTGTGTACAGGGTAGTGGGCATCTGTTATTTTTACAACCGCCTCTTCCAGACCCTCTGCGGTCATGTGTCTATGCATACCAGTACCGCCATTCGGATGGCCTCCTTCTAAAGGATCGCCTTCCTTATGCCAGTGCATTCCAAAATCATTTTCGTGATTATGACTTCCACCCTCAGGTAGATTTTCATGATTATGAAGACCATCTTGATCGTGGGGATGATCATGTACACCCTCATTCTCAAGTTGTTTAGTATATGTTCTATCTTTCTTTTTTCTATCTTTCTTCCTATGAACAGCAAGCTCTAGCTCCAACCTTTCTTGCTCCTTCTTTTCAATCTCGAAAGTGGTAGAAATATCCTGTACGATTTCCAGATCATCATCTGGACCCTCTGATTGAATGACTATTCGTGCAGCTAGTTCACGCAAATGAGCGCAACTATAATTACTAGTCTTAGAGGCCATTACCTTAATCCGTTCAAAATCTACATCAGACAGATAATGTCTCAAAATAGACTCTCTCTGATCGTAGCCGGGATTATCGAGTTTTAGTCTAACATCAAAGCGGCCAGGTCTGCTTCGTAAAGCCGCATCAAGAAGTTCAGGATAGTTCTCAGTAGCCAAAGTGATAACGTAGGAATTCTCCTCAACACCATCGAGCATATTTAAAAGTCCACTTAGGTCAGAACCAACTACTTGTCGCCTATCCATGCCACCATGGGAAGCGATATCTTCCATAAATACTATAGACGGAGATAACTCCCTTGCCATTTTAAAAACATGTTCATATCCTGTTTCATTACTTGGTACCCATATGAACGTACAGTCGGAGGCACTTGCTAGAATTTTACCAATCAAGGTCTTACCATTGCCCGGAGGTCCGGTTAACAAAATGCCCCGCTTAACTGGAAGGCCTTTTGCAGCCAACTCTGGCATCATTTTAATATAGTCCAGAGTATAGGTACAAATATCCTTCCTTATCTTACTAGGAATGATTATATCATCCCATGTATAATCTTTGAGTTTAAGAAACTGACCAAATGCGTCAATTTTCTTACCCTTTAAAAAATTATTCTCAGAAATAAACTCCTCAATTTCCAAGATAAAAGCACTTAAATCTTTCTTATCTAAACCAATTAGCGTCATAACAGAACCACCCCAGGTAGGAGCGAAGGCCATAATAAACTTAGTTCCATTACGTTTAAGGAACATAACTCCTTCTGCGATTCCTTCTAGTTCCTCATCTCCTGTAGAGAACAAAGTAAATTCTGGTGGGACTAGATCCTCAGAACCATATCCATCAAAATTACCTGAGAATTCTATTTCATCTTTATTAAGAATTTTTAGTAGAGCGAAGCGGTAGAGATTTACACGGTAGCCAGGAATAAACTCTGATGTTTTGACCATATCACTGTATGGCGTATCGAGAAATTCCATGATCATTCTGCGGAACACAGGAAGAACTTTCTTACCATGTAAGATTTCTTCGTATTCTGCCAAAGTTGCATCAGCAAACTTTTTTTGTGGATCTGTAAATTTGGTGATTTCTTTTGTATCCTTTTTATCTGACATTAATTCACCTCATGGAATTATCCAAAGTCTGGATCTATTATGCATGTATTTAACATAAATATCAACTATCTATCCTCACACAAAGAAAAGGCTACGGCTGCTGCCTGTTCCTGTGATTTTCCTTCTCTAATTAAAATCGCTATTTTACGAGAAACACAATCCTTTACGGATTCTCCTTTTTGACGTTCCCCCACTTTATTCACAGATGCTATTGGTTCTTCAGCTATGACCTTTTCCTCATGGTCATGAAGACTATCTGCCCCTAAGGTTGCACCGGCCTTGTCCACATGTACAACGCTTTTTCCCCTCACCGGTCTGCTCTTTTCGCAAGCCTTAATTGCACTGGCTACTGCTTTCCCTCTGGACATACCCCGGCGTAAGTTAGCCAAGGTTCTACGTTCCACGCAATCAGAAAGTGGCTCCTTTGCTTGGTTACTTCCATCAGCTACGGCAACGGGCCTACCCGGAGGAGTCCTAGGAAGATCACTTTCATCTAAAGCTTTATTGAAATTACTACCCATTGAATATCATCCTAACTATACTACATAAGTTAATCTTTGCAATAGCTTATTCACCTACTGGCACATCTAGATCCACTAAAAAATAACCTTCTCTTTTGAGAGCATGATCCAATTCTCCTGGTGTTAGTCTGCTCAACGCCTTAGATACTAACACTGAATTGTCCCCTGGAAACTCATCATCGATAGGTGCATCAAGATCATCCTTTGCGGGTTGTCTAACGAAGACACCATTTTTAGAAAATCTACGAACGAGTCCCTTGAACGTATCATCTTGTGGATTTATTAGTATTGCTGATTTGGTCCAATTCCATGTACCGACTCTGGTACCCGTGGTAGTAACTATTATACCTTTTCTAGCCACACCAAAAGTTTCACTTATCTGAGTGAAGGCTCTTAATAGTCTCGCTTGTTCTGTTTCTGTAGCCATTATACTCTCTCCTTCATAAAACTAAAAAACTTTCCAAGAGGACTTGTTCTTAAGAAATCCTCTAATATATCTTTAAATTCTGGAGCATAGTTGTTAGCAAATCCGGGATGTGTTACATATGACTTAAACCACTCTGACCAGAATGCCTGTGGACTTGCTAGACTATCGACATTTAATATCGGCAAATCTGACACTTTTTCGATAGTTGGCCTAATCGCATCAAAATTTCTACCCCAAAAACCAAGATTTTTAGGTATACCTTTCGATCTATTTCCTAGAACGACATCTCGCACATTTTCAATTGGTCTACGAGACAGACTTTGAATATCGGCTTTATTAGCCATAAAGTCAATTGACCTGCCTAGATAATCAGAATAGGCATCTCTCATTCTAGTTCTAACAGGACTCTTTGCAGTGTTCCATACGTGTCTAGATATAACATCACTCACAATAGTAGCCTTACCCTCATCTGGCAATATTCTCCACTTATCATAATTAATAAAAAACTGATCATTTTCAAAAAATGCTATGTTTTTTCTAGATCCTGTTCTGCGCCCTGTTTGCAATTTGTCTATGTATCGAACTTTTAATCCCCTATAAAATTCTTGACGATGTAAACTAGGATTGTCTCGTATTGTTTTTGCAACCTGACGCTGGACAGTGGAGTTGGACACTCTACTCGTTGCTGTTCTAAATTTAACCGCCGCAGAACCTATTGATTCTAAGTTAGGCGCAACAGGTTGGAATGCAGATGCTAGGGGCAAATCAACTCTCATGGAAGCGGCCACGGCATCTGGTATAACTTGTTTTGCTCTACTTGCCGATATCTTTGTAAAAAATGAGGGAAATTTACTAGCCATAGCTTTATTTAAATTGGGATTAAATAATGCAGCTTTGGCTGGATCAACCATTAATAGGGAAAACCAATCAGCAAAGTATTCTCCTCTGTCCCATAACTGATAACCACGAACTAAATTTGTACCTGTAGAATATTCAGTTATAGTTCTATTTAATATTTGATATGCTCTTTCAGCATCTATTCCTCCAAATGTTTCCCCTCTATGAACGGATCTAAAAAGATCGTCCATGAAACCATCTGGATTCCGTAAGAAACGTTGGAACTCAACAATAGCACCACCATTCTCAACTTTCTGTGCCTGAGACATACGATTTACTACATTATTAAAATTATTTTCAATTTGTTGTAAGGCTACCTTTCTTTCCTTTCCAGCTATCTTCATTATATCATCTGCTGCACGTTGGCCATGTAGTCCAAATCCAAGTTTCGACACTGTGGGGGCCGTGGATGCAAATGTATGTCCGACTTCGTGAGCAAAGACTTGAGTGATTTCGTCTAACTGACTTTGGGTTAGAGTACTTAATTCTTGCCCTGGACCTAACCGTATAGTCATATCAATAGATCTAACTTTAGTATCCCGTATAGTGCCAGCAAATCTAGTTTTCCCACCAACGGCAAAGCTACGACCCCGTACAACTTGAAAATTAACACCTTCTAATTGATTAAAAAATTCTTTTCTACGAAACGATGGTCGCCTAACTATATCGTCAGCTATTCTTGAGGGTATATTAAAGTTTTTTGTTTGAAAGAGATTCAACAAACCTATCTCTGATGTGTTTGTAGCTGTTGCTAATGTATCTTTTATTATAGGTGCAATACTTATCCTGTCTAACCACATGGCTGCATCTGCTGCTAACGGGACAACCGGGGATAGATGGCATCTGCAATTTCCACCGCAATCTAGATTAGGTGATCTTGGCACTAAACCTGTTTCACTTAAGGCTTTAGCATCCCACAAGCCACTACCATCCCTATCTTCCCCCTCGGCCAATATTAAACAATCGGAAGAATGTTCAGCGTCATCAAATAATACCCACTCTACTTTAACAGCTTCTGTCGGGAAGATCTCACCTGCTGCACTAAAAGCCTCAAATAATCCTGCATTTAAAGTACTTATACTTCTAGCAAAAACATCATAAGCTATAGCTCCTACAACGTTAGCATATCCGTTCAAGAACTTATCAAAACCATTAAGAACTAATGCCGCCTCTCCAATTGATGATGCCTCATTTACTTGTTCAGAAACATCATCTCGAAATAATATTTTTGATCTATCCCTAAAAACCTTAGCATGTTGTCTAACTACTCTACGCTCTTGGACAGGAGATAATCCTTTAGAACTAAATTGATCTTCGTAATATCTGTTACCAGCACGAACTCCTTTTGTAAAAGAATCCTCTGCAATCCCATTAAAATCTTCCAATAGCTCATTAAATAATGAACGCTGTTCTCTGGTAACTTGCTTATCGAAAGTAGCTATGTATTTTTTTTTGAATTCATTCCAAGTTGATTTTAATCTACGTAGAAATTGTTCTCGCAATCCATGTATTTCATCGTATGATTTTCTCTCATCTTCAGGAAGAAAGGCAGGTGAACCGACTTTGGGCCTTCTTAGTTTAGGTGTATCTGCTAACGGTTTGCTTTGTTTCGCTTTAGGCCTACCAAGCCCATCAGACTCATCGAAATCACCTAATGTTTCTCTTTTAATTACTTCCACGCTAGATCCTCTTTTTCATCTTCTGTGAGATCGAAAATGTCATCAACATCCTCATCATCGAAAAAGGGATCTTCTAACTCCTTTTCAATACTAGCTTGCTGTTGCTGCGGGGGAGTAGGGCCTTGTGGGGGTGGAGGATTACCTCCGGGAGTAAAATCCGGTCTTGGAGGCGTTAGAACTTTTATAGGTTTTCCCTCATCATCAATAGGTACAACTTCATTTCCCAATAGAACTGTTCTTTGGTCCCCTCCTTTTACTGGACGTTTACCTAATTCATCTCTAACTTCATTTTTCGAATAGATACCTGTTCTCCACAGAGAAATAAGACCAATAGTTTTTTCTTTAAACTGTTCCTGTGGTCCACCTATAAACTTAAATTGTTGTGCTGAATCAAATTCCCGTACAACCGTGTTCATATCAAACGCTATTAATTTAGACAGAGGAATAATTAATCTAGAATTACTTTGCCTGATGGATACGTCAGCACTACGAGCAGCAACGTCACTGAGGCTAGATTCTACTGAAGATAAACCAAAGTTCCTAGCTACGATACGTTCAATGATAGGCATCAACTCGGCTACTTGCATTTCTCTAAATGGTTTTGTGAATTGTACCCAGTTTACTTCATCTACATTATCGACCACACGTATTTTATTTTCGCCCTGTAAACCAGCAGAAGCTTCAAAACTAGCTTGCGCTCTTTCTAATGCTTCTTTTCCTATATCTCCTAGATGTAATACCCCTGGTGGAACTTCCCCTCTAGTAAATGCCCAACCTATTGCTTTAACAGAAAGCATCAATAGAGCTACTTCGTTAACAATTGTTTCAATAATAGGAATCGTCCCTAGGTGGTAACTATTAGGAGTAAAAGCACGATAAATAAAATCTTTCTTATCATGTACACGAATAACCGTATTGGAGTGTCTTCGTAACTCTTCATATCCAATGGTATTACCAAACCTATCAATCTGAGGCCTGATAACGGATGCATCCCTAGCAACTAACTCTACGATCTTACCATTAATATTTCGAACTTTTTCAATCGCCCCTTTACCAATAACCAACATGTCGTGAAGATATTTTGATAGAACAGTAGTGAGATCCTCATTGTCAGAGTTTGGAAACTCAAAGAATTCCTGAATACGAGCAGATTCTGCCGCAGGATGATATTGCATATCCTTATGAAGAATAGTCCAAGGTAAATGCGCTACCTGTCTTGTGATGCCATCTACAGCCGGTCTTACGGCAGATGAATTTGCATAGAGATGTCTTAAAAGATGAAAATTTATTCTACCTATTTGGGAGGGATGAATAAGATGAAAACCCATCTCACTGAACCTTGATGGATCGTGTGTCGCAAGTCTTCCTGTTGATTTTTCGAAATTATCGATACCCTTCTTAATGGTTGTATTACTAGGAACACCATCAGAGATTCTATTTCCATTTAAATCATATGTTGGCATTAAATCACCATTTCCATACACTAAAATTTCCTTGATAATTTCCTCGTTCCGCTACTTTCCTCAATCCCTCTAGTGCAAACCAGCTTGCCATAAGTGTGTCGTAGCCTCCAAGAGGAAAACCTTTAATCTCTTTTATCCATCTGCAATAATTACACTCACAAGCTTCATCGTGTGTTCCCCCGGCTCCAAAAGGAATGACCCATGCTCCGGTTTCAAATTCTGCTAGAAGGGAAGGCACCCCGTTTTCGATACTCATTTTTTGAATGCCAGTAAAGTAGCCTTCAATTGGTAGGCCTGTCGGCCCCATTGATTTAAGTAGCTCCACAAGCCATTTTTGCGCCCCCACATTTTCTACCATGATTTTAGCAGGTTTTAGCTCTTTGTAAACATCTATTATAACACGGCCTATCTCCAAAGGCGAACCTGCATGGGATATCCGAATGTCGCAAGGTATCCGTTTACCGGATGGGGTACGAGCAATTGTAAATATAACTGAGGGTGCAGCATCCTCTCCCTCTCGGTGACCAAGGTCAACTCCCGTATATTTGATATATTCGGTATTATTTTTAACGTCAATTACTTTAAGTTCTCTATCTTTACAAGCATCGATAACTGTAGGGTTCACCCACTTCTCATCGTCAGCCATAGGCTGCAAACGATAAGCCCTGTTGTAGGCTCTTAGCTTAATTAATCTAAGCTTTTTCTTTAAAAAATCTACTGTACATTTCTCTGGCCAGGGAGAATTGAAATGTTCATCGACTACATAAATAGGACCTTTAGCTATCGACTCATTATTTTTAATTTCCCAAATAACATCATCTTCATGCCATGGCGTACCTACCATATACCACACGCCATCAGGTTCTAGCATATTCAACCAAGTATTATAAACAGCTTCCTTAACCTGTTTACGCATTCTTGGAAATTGAATAGTATTTCTGTAACCGGTCACGTCATCAAATATAAGTTTGTCCATACGCCCACCGGTTGCAGAGGACAAAACGCCAGCAGCTTCAAGGGTGGGATCTTTATGGTCCTCTTCCCGTTCGACTGTTAAATCAAACTTAGTCCAGGAACCGATATCTGACGGAACGCAACGGGGGAATATTTCTTTGAATCTTTTATTCTTAAGTATAGTGGCTGAGATTCTTGATAGGATTTTCTTTGCAAGATCTTCAGCCTCGCAAGCTATCTTTATTCGTACATTTGGATCTTTGCCAATCCACCACAAAACCCTACCTATCGTTATCTGTTCTGTCTTGCCGTGATTCCGGGGAGCTAAAAGTAAACCACTATCTGAATTATCGATGAAATTCTGCCAATTATGATGCATCTTCACACTGGTATACTTGAAAACATAGTCAATAAAAAATTTAGGATCTACCCTACATTTCTCAATGATCACGTCCTTAAGACTCATACCGAATCTGGAATATGCTTCGTATTTATTCTGTAGTTCTTGTGTTTCCATCATCAGTAAATTCGAATTCAGGTTTTGTCACCTCTGTTACCTTCGCTACCACTGATACCTTCGGTGCCTCCGGCATGTTTAATACATCTGGGACCTCTTCATCCTTATCCCATTCTGGATCTAACCGATCTAATATTTTCTTAAGTTCTCGACATTCTGCTTTTTTCTCTTCAAGATCTTGGGTATCAAGAACTTTAGACGCACCTGCGTCTTTCTTCTCTTTCTCGCCACTTTTTAGTTCACGAAGAAGAGTTATTCTTTGTTTCGAAGTGAATTCTTTTATTTTGATTACCTGTTGGAGGGAAACGTCTTTGAAGTTCCCGGCAACCGCAGCATCGGCGGTTTGATCCATCAGGTTGAGGGAGTTGATCTGCTCGGCTAGGGATTTAGTTAAACTAGTTATGGCCTCATTATCTTCGGAAGCCTCATCCGAATTAGTTATCTTATCTTGGAGTGAAACCTCTACCTCTTTAATTCGTTCATCCCATCGATCTTCTCTTTTCCAGACAAATAAGGTAGGTCCCGGAATATCAAGCTCTTCGGAAACCCTGGTAACATTCCTAGATTTGGCGTAAAGATGGTAGGCTTTGTTTCTGTTGAAGACATCTTTGGTACGACCCATACGATGAATCTAGCATAGCATTACAATAAGTCAACAGATTGTCATGTAATTACCTAACCCAAGTAGAGGTAAGGAATCGATCTAAGGTAATGATTTTAAAGGAATATGTTATGTCTGTCTTAGGATCTATAGCAGAAAAAAGAATACCGGGGGCAGAGATCAGACCTCCATCTTCCCGGAGAAGGACATAATCTATGAGTCCAGGCTTAGTAAAGAAAATAATAGAATTGTCACTGCTGCAATCCTCGTTGGACTTCAGCCAATATTTAAAAAGGGTACAGGTGTTGGGCCTTTTAAATATCTCATTGAAGGCCCATTCTTTTCTATTCTTACATTCAACGGGACCAAGACCGGCTGCTCTCCAAATATCATACATCTCCATGATGGGCATTAAGTCCCCATGGGGTTGCCCCCCGGTAGTTCTTTTTGTTTTAAGAAAAGCCTGTGTCCATTCCATATTGTGATACGCCGCTATCTTTTTACCTATATCACGTTCATACGCACCACCCTTTTGTGAGCTACGTTTATTTATCTTGGCACGAACATCGGGAGGCAGGTTTTGCTTTTCGTAATCTGCTCCGGTAGGTAAATCAAATTTTGCCATGAAGCCAATCCTCCCATATATAAATTACCTCAGGCCAATTTGCTACTTTTAGTTTAGCAGTTAATTCGGATCGACTTTTTTCTACACGGTCCATGATAATTCTGAAATGTTCCATTGATTTTAAGGCATGTGCGGGTTTGACATAACACGGACCATATGGAAGATCTTCAATCGGACATTTTATCATTTCTTCTGGATATTCCCATCCAAGAAATTTAGCAGTTTTGGTTATTTCATTATAATGAGCAAAAACATAAATATCTACTCGCCTGTGAATTTCATATGTTTTTACTGCTAATGATGGAACTATGGATGCTTTAACATCGATTAAACCCATGGCTGTTACAAAATCGAAACCATCATCTCCACTTTTACGTTTTCTTCGATCCAATGGATAACCAAATTCATCGACAAACTCTTTTTCTCCGTGTGCGCCCCTTCTATGCTCTACGGTTGTATCCTCATATAGTCTACGATTTTTACTTTCACTATGTACAGCTTGTCTCTCTCGACCTATTTCATCAGCATCTAACATGTTAATTCCTTTCTAGATCGGTTTCGCTAAGTCTAAGTACCGCATCACCATCCTCATCGTGATACATTCCTAGAAGATCCCGGTCAAACTTAACAATTATATTGTTTCCAATTCTATGCTCAATTTCTTTTATAACGCCTGATTCACTTTTCATCCACCTGTGATTCTGCATCACACGTACCCTCTCACCAACCTTTGGATTCCTTAACATACATATCAGATCCTTTCATTGAGTTACGTTTGGGGGCCTTGGAGGAGGAATATCACTAGTCTTCTTTTTGTTCTCCTCTACAAACTTCTTCAACTGGTCTACATTATCGAAGGATAACGTAAGAATGTCAAGGTAAAGCATAAGAAATAATGTTGGATAAATAAACCAAAAACTAAAATTAGCCCACAAAGCTTCTGCATCAATGGATAATGCAATTAGAAAACCAGCAAACAATATTGCAAATCTCATCCTTCCTCCAATAGACCTAGCTTTTCATAAATACCTTTAATCTCCTCTGGTCCTAATTTCTCAGCTAGATCTGATTTTCTGTATTTACTTCCTTTGTAGTCGAACCATCCACCAGATTTACTAATCTCTTTTAATGGATCATCCAAGAAATCTACAAAGATTTCCTTTGGTCGAATACCTTCACTGAAGATGATATCAAATGTTCTCTCCCGGAAAGGCTCCACGAACTTATTCTTAATTGCTTTAATAGCGACTGTCATACCATAGGGTTTAGGCGAAGCAGGATCTTTAAGATAAGTTCTTCGTTTGATTTCAAGTAAAATACCTCCCTGGAATTCTATTGCATGACCACCAAGTTTCGATTGATTAGCACCATGCAGCATTCCTGGATTATCCTTAAGCTGTGATATGAAAACTATAGATGCTCTAGTCCTATATGCACGTCCTATAATCTTACGAAGACCAAGAGCAATAATCTTTGCATGTAGACCACGTTGTTTTCCTGAAGTGGAATCTTCCTCTTCCATCTCTTCAGCCGCCCCAATAGAAAGACTATCTACTGCTATGAGTGTGGGCTTCTCAGGCATCTTTCCTTTATTTTCTACTGCTATTTTATCCAATATGAATACTATTTTATCGAAAACATCTTGCAAATGTATTGGATGAAGCAGAGTAAGATTTGCTGGATCTATGCCATGCAACTTTGCCCACTTAGCAGAATATGAAAACTCAGTGTCATGTAGCACACAATGAATTCCTACTTTCTGAGCAGCAGCGATTGCGCCAGCTATAACGGTAGACTTGGCACTGCCATAGGGTCCTGCTAGTTCCAGTACACGTCCCGCAGGGAAACCAGGCTTACCGATACAAAAGTCCAAGGCGAGATTACCGGTAGGTATAAATCCCATTTCTTCTGGTGAGAATATCTCATCTAAAGTAAATGCAGTATCGAAATTGATCTCTTCAGTTTTAAACTGTTTATTTATGGCATCTGCAAGCAGAGTAGCCATGTTTTTCTTCTCGGCCATAATTCCTCCTAATCACAATAGTATCTACTGCTGGAAGCATATTTGTCTTTCTCTGTTGAGATTGATGCAAGCTTTTCTTGCAATGCGTAGCATCTCATCCACTCTTCATGCACGTTATCAATCCAACTTGAAATAGCAAAGACAAAGACTAATGCACATAGTCCACCAACAACAGACCAAAACCAGTTTATTCTCTGTTTATGTCTCTCTTCATTTACATAATCGGACATTGGAACCTCCTTAAGTAAATGGGGGCCAAGAGATTGGCCCCCACATAGGGTCACCTGCTTACCGGTCATTTAGCCGACTTAGGTAATGGACCCGATTGTTTACTTCTTTTTCTTAGCCGCCTCTTGTTCAGCAAGTTCCTTCTCCAACTTATCGATCTCTTCCATTGGATCGAGTGCTTTTCCCTCAGGAGTATCAGCGACCTTTTCCTCCTGGACAGGAGCAGGAGCCTCTGTCTGTGTTTCATCAGCCGGAGGCGGGATTTCAGATCCTGGCTGTGCAGCAGGTTCACTTAATTGTTCCCCTACAGCTTGAGCAGCCACTCTCTGTTCCGGTGGTGTATAAACTTTCCAAGGCTGGCTTTTGAAAGCAGCATTAACTGCCTCTAGATCTGGTTGAATAAAAATTGTGTCCAGATCAAAAATCTGGTCGAGCCACTTAGGATTTTCAAGTTTGCTTGTCTGTGGATCAGCATAGATGGCATCTCGTGCCTGTCTACCGGAACCAGTTCTAGTTAACAAAAGATCCTTACCAGACGTAGGATCTGAAATGTCACCATACATTCCACTATCCTGAATCTCATAGATCATCTTGTATACAGTCCAACCATAACTGTATACCTGGACTCCACGTTCCTTATTTTCCATAAACACAATATTGGACCAATATCGGTTGGCCGGTCTTGCTGCGTCCACATCAGGTTTGAACTTCTCGTATTCCTTTCTTAGGAGTGCATGTGTTTGGCAAAATGGACACTGTTCGCCAAAATTATCCGGGCATAGGAAGGTCGTTTGACCTTGACCTACCCTGTAGTGCATCTTCATATGTTTGAAGATCACTCCTACCTTACTCCAAGGAGGCATAATTCTAATTCGGTGTTTAGAATCTGCCTTTGGTGAAAATTGCTTTTCTTGAGGTACATTCTTAATATAAGAATTCCCCTCTGGTCGCATAGCCTTTGCAGCATCTGCGTTGTATTTATAGTACATAATCTTTTCCTCCTTATTAAATTTTTTTCGTACTATCCTTCAGTCTCAAAATCACTTCGGATGCCTTTTTCGAGTTTAGCTAACTGTCTACGATTTAAACTCATTAGCATCTTCGCTTTAATCTCAAATGCGTTAGCTAGTTTCGTTAACTTTTTCCATATAGCATATTTATTCAACTCCTCTTCTTTTAATTTGTCCCATTGTTCATCTTCTCTAAACAACATCTTTAGTTCTGATACTGACTTCCACTTCTTACCATCTGCTTCCTTCATAATATCTTTCATGAGTTCCGCTTCTTTTTTCTCTCGTATCTTAACTGCACGTTCATATCTAATCTCAGCGTCAACAGAACCGGCACCGGCTGTGTAAGCATAAGAGGAACACGTAGCCATTTGACCTTCTAGATCAGCTTCGTTTACGTGCGTGTATTGTATTGCGTTTTTATAAAAATCTACTAAATCGATTTGCATTAGATCCTCCCCATCGTAACTTTAACTTGATCGATCTTATCCTTTGTTGACCCGGACAGTATATGAAACGGTACACGAGAATATGTTACAACTGCGTTTAGTTCACGTTCTCGTGCTGGATCAACCGGTCCCGCAGGATAGATATAGAATAAATAGTCATACCATATGCGTTTGAAAGCCCACGCAAACAGCATCTCATGATACCATGGAGATACAGATACACGAGCCGTAGCCCATGCATCGTAGATTGAAGCGGAAGAAACAAAGTTCTTTTTAAAATAATGTGTAAAGACAAACCAATAATCGAGCCATCTTTGAACTTTCTTTCTAGCTTTAGGTTCTTTAAAGTGTTCTCCTAGATTACCGTACTGTACATCGATTCGTTCATCCAAATAAACCTTTAAACCCATTTCATCCTGAAAGGTGGGTAACAATTCTAGAACTACTTTTCTTTTTTCCTCAGTATCAAAACCCATAAATGCAATCTTCATACTCTTTCCTCCTCTGGAATATTCTCTTCAATCTTTTTCTTGGCCTTGTTCTCGTACCATCGTTGGCTTATATCACAATCATTTCGAAGTACACAATTCAATTTGGGAACAGGCCGGTGCATCACATTCTCAGCAAGCTTTTTTATAGAAGGTACTAACTCATTGGGGGCCTCGATCATGATGCTGTCATACATAGTTAAAACGATACCAGGTACTTCGTATATATTTCTGATATCCCAACCGTAGATTCTTTCGAGGTATTCATCAATAGTATACACGGCCCGATTTGTTGTATCAGCCACGCCATTTTGACACTGCCAGTTTACACATAACCGATCAAAATAAGATTCAATCTTTCTTGTTACAGCCGGTGGGAAATGAAGTAACCTACCGTAGATGCCCTCAATAATATTATCTTGTCTCCATTTCATTCGTTGGTCCCTACTCCAAATAGGAACCATCGGAAACATTTCATCCCACATGCGAAACCATTCTTCGACTTCTTCTACCTCAAGACCTAGCATCTTTGCTAAAGAGAAAGGTCCACCGCCATACACTTTATGAAAATTAGTCTTCTTTGCGCTTGTTCGCATATCCCCATGGACCGTGGCTTTCGCCATAAACCCTATTGCAACCTCGGCGTGAAGATCCCCTGTATTCACCGCCTTTATCATGGCCTTACACTGCGCTAAGTATGCAAGTATAACCAACTCTGCTTGAGTGTAGTCAAGATCGATAAGACTCCAACCGGGAGGAGCCATGTAGCAAGATCGAATCTCTGCATCTTGTACGATGGTTAACAAAGCAGGATCTCGACCTGCTGGCCGACCACTCAAGGTACCGTGAGTCATTAGGTTACAGTGTACTCGATCATTCTCATCTAACCACCTGATAATACCGGTTTCTTGTTTTTTATCTTTTTCGTCAGTTACTCCATCATCACCATCTAGATAATCTCGTAGTAGCTTGCCCCAATGCTTCATATCGAGAATATCTTTAATTGCTGGATTCTCTGTCTGGTCATATAAAGTTTCAAGAGTTTTCTTATCTGTAGAAGGCGATTGAGTTTTAGCTGTACGATTTATAATTTCTAACTTTAAATCTTTATAGAGGAAGGCGGCGAGTTCATCGGCCTTTTTCCAATCGAATCTTCGTTCTGCTTTAGTAAACATCTTCTCTTGTACCGTCTGAATCTTCGCTCTATATTTTTTGGATAGCTTAGTTACCCTCTCCCTATCTACCATGAATCCTCGATAAGATATTTTAGTAAAAGAATCTTTTGTACGCATTTGATGATTGTGAAAGAACGGCAACATGTTTGTCTTTTTAAGCGTCACTTCAAATTTATCACGAAGTATCTTTCCATAATAACAATCATCCATGTTGTATTCTAAAAGTGAATGAGGCTCTGCACTGGCATACGAGCCACCTTGTTCTAAGGTTTCCCGGAAGGCCTTCTTATAACCTCCAACATCATCAAGATAATTTGTAACGAGAACTTCAAGCTTATGGGGTGGTTTCTCGTGGAATAATACATGGGCATCGATGGTATCAAAATCATCGGTTACTTGATAACCATGCTTCCAATACATCTTGCAGTCAAAGTTTCCACCGTGCCATTCAAGTTTATGTGAGACAAAAACTTTTGTTAATGCATCTTTAATCTCAGGGTCTTTAAGATCTGCATACCACCAACCCTCTCTAGGTACTGTGAGGAAAGCAAGACCCACTAGATCCCCGGTAGGAGGCATGTGAAACACTATCGCATTTGATATGATTGTATCTTTAAAAAAGCTTAGGCCAGTAGTTTCTACATCACAATAGAGATCGAGTTCAGGATGTTGCAGGAGATATACCATCCAGGCCATAAACCGTCCCTTACTGTTTATGTATTCCCTTTTTATTGGTGGAAGGGGAGGACGTTCCGTATCTTCAAGTACGTCCTTAACTTTTAAGAAATCGTTTTTAATGGTTTGATATTTGGAAGGATCGAACATAACAGAAGCTGGATCAAAGGTCACCATGACCTTTACTTGATGCCCATTGAGTTCAGCATCATAAAACATGCCACGTTTGTCTGTAATCTTTTGTAGGTCGAGTATTGCTTTAAGAGGAGTATTGCCCATCACAACTACAACCTTAGGCGGGGTTTTAGGGAAGTCCTGCACTCCATGTTTCTCCATGCAGGTATCCATTTCCTCTACCAATGGATTTCTATTGTCCGGGGTTCTACACCTGACTACACTCGTAGTAAAAATTTGATCCTCAGACAAACCTACTTCTCGGAGAATTTGAGAGTAGATGCTTCCGGCTTCTCCTGAGAGAACACGAGCGTCAAAAATCTCAGAACCACCTAATTTGTTACAGTAGACAACAAGAGGAATTTTGCCAGAACCACGTCCATAGATTTGTGATCGGCGTATGTCATTGTAGGCAGAGGTTTCCCAAAGGGAGCAAGACTTACAGGGGGTTTCGTCAAGAGCGTAAACTTTATTTTTTCGCTCTACTTTTTTATGTGGTTGCTCGTTCTTTTTATTTGGCATTCTTAAATCTCTTTTTCAGATCGGTTAAATGTTTCTTCATGAATTCGGGTGTAACACCATTGTCTGTATAAAAAGAAATAACATAGGGAGGAAGATCTTTTACTCCTATATTCGATTTCAATTCATCCTCTAACTGTTTTATAGCGTGTTCTAAATCAAGTTTATCTGTAAAAATTACGGTAAATCCGTACCCTTCACTTAAGACCATCATAGCATTGGTTCCTCCACTTTGCAAGTTAAAATACTCTTTTCAATTCAACTCTATCGATTTCTTCTCGTGTCATTTCGCCAGGGTCTTTTTCAGACAAAAGACCAACGTAAGTATTGAAATTCGTTGATAGTTTTCTAGCACTAGCCTCTCCCTCTTTCTTTGCATCCGGGTCCAGTAAAAGGATAACTCTCTTAAAATCGCCCAAAGCAATAAGCCTAATCTGTTCGTCAGAAACCGCCTTCCCAAATGAGGCAACTGTTCTTTCAAGACCGGTGCGTGAAGCATCGAAACAACCCTCCACGATATATAGATCTTTATTTTGTTTGAAAGCATTATCGTAGTTATACAGGACGGTTTTCTTTTCCATCCCACTTGCATTTATATACTTAGGATCAGTATTCTTCCAAATGGTTCTGGCTTGGAAGCCACGGTATGCCCCAAATTGGTACACCGGGAAAAGTAATCGGGGGCCAAAAGAGAAATTCCCCTTTTTGTAATCCTCACAGAATAATATTCCACCAGCCATATCAAAGTCTGATAACCTAAATCCCCTTCCTTCAAGAAACTCTCTACAAAGGTGAGAGGTAGGCAATTGGGACAGATTATAACAGCCGGTGGGAATCGCTTCAAGAGTGGCGTTTTCAGATCTTCTTCCAATTTTGTCAAACTCGACTCCAAGACTTGCAAGTTGAGGGAAGAGGTCGGAAGCTCTACTTTTGTAGTCGCACCTAAAGCAGTGTACAACATTTCTGACAGGGTTGATGTATAACTTGTGTTTGTCATCTTGTGTTTTTCCTCTCAATAAACAGAATGGGCAACACACACGGATCTCGTTGCCACCGGCATCCCGGTAATCTCCGAAACGAGAACTGATTAAACGAACGATTGTAGATTTATCCATCTTCGTATTCTTCTATATAGCTCGGTCATCGTCCACTACGGTCCATCTCTCAACAGGCACTGGATTATTTAGTATATGAGCCTTTGTGAGAGCAGTTTCCTTAGTATTAGACTCCCAAAATACGGTGGAGTTTTCATCTGTAAAGAAAAATAAACTACCATGAGAATTTGTCTCTTCAGCTATACGAAAACGATTTCCTTTTTGATACACTTTCCACTTTCTCATAAAACCTCCTATAATTTTTGGTGGAACCTGAAGGACTTGAACCTCCAATTCCTGGGCTTCAACCAGGAGTGATACCATTTCACTAAAGTTCCATTTTTGGAGGGGCATGTAGGATTCGAACCTACGACACGAGGCTTCGAAGACCCCTGCTCTAAGTCCACTGAGCTAATGCCCCATATTCCTGTAATGAAAACTGGTCACTCTTCATTACAAATTTTGGTGGGGTCGGCAGGATTCGAACCTGCGACCTATGGCTTAGGAGGCCATTGCTCTGCTCCACTGAGCTACAACCCCAAAATTTGGAGGGGTAGGTAGGATTCGAACCTACGACCTTGGGCTTAGAAGACCCCTACTCTATGTCCACTGAGCTACTACCCCATTATTAATCAATCGATCCCCAATCTAAATAGTGCGCTCGTTCACATTCAAAACATAATGAATCCCCTTCATTATAACCCATCACATAACAAGATCCAGTAAAAAAATTCAAACAAGTCATACACTGCCAACTGTCAGGATCATTCTCGTTACTTATATGGATACCACATTCTCCATTACTAACAAAACTGAAACAACCATCATCTTTTGAATGTTTATGATCTGGTCCAATTCCAGTTTTTCCACATTGTAAACATAGACCACGCTTCAATTGCTCACGTATTTCTGGTGCCTTCGCTCTGAAAATATCATCCGTGTCCATGTGTTAACCTCCAATTTTTGGTAGGGCCGGTGGGAGTCGAACCCACATTGCCCGGTTTAAAAGACCGGTACTCTGCGCTATTGAGTTACAGCCCTGCACATTTGGTAGGGTAGGTGGGAGTCAAACCAGGTGGGTTTCGAACCCACACTGTACAGGGTTTAAGCCTGTTGCCTCTGCCGTTGGGCTACTGCCCTATGGTAGGATAGGAGGGATTCGAACCCACACTGAATAGGGTTTGAGCCTATTGCCTCTGCCGTTGGGCTACTATCCTATTTTAATCTGCTGGTTGGATTTGAACCAACTTGTTACGTTGCGTCCGTTGCCCACTCTTCGCCTACTAAGCTTTCGCCGTTCATGGTACTCATGGGCCGTTGTAACTTGAACCCTCAGTGTGTCCCCACCACACCGCAGCAGATTTTTTTGGTAGGGAAGACAGGAGTCGAACCTGCAAAATCTAGTTTCTAAAACTAGCATGTATACCGTTCCATCACTTCCCCACAATTGGTTGGCAAGCAAGGGATCGAACCTTGGTTTGTCGGTTATCGGCCAACTGTTCTACCATTGAACTACTCGCCATTAAACTTTTACGCCAAGCATAGGTTATGGGCTTACCATTCTTCCTATGCTCGGCAACCTGCGCTTTCCGTCCACATCCCAGGAACGGTGCCACAGGATCTCGTTAAACTAATTTGGCCGTGTATCCGGGAATCGAACCCGAATCTCCTACGTGACAGGCAGGTGTCATGGCCATTAGACCAATACACGGTTGGTGAACCTACCCGGATTCGAACCGGGACTCACACACTGAGAATGTGTTGACCTAGCCCTTAGTCTATAGGTTCGTAGAAGCAACGGGATTCGAACCCGTATCATCCTGATTGAAAGTCAGGGGACTTATTCCTGTTAGTCTATGCTTCTATTTGGACTCGGTACCCCCATATCCGCAATACCGTGTCATGCATACTCAAAACTAGTATGCGCCCATCTTCTCTATATGGCTCTGAGGGTAGGATTCGAACCTACATCTTACTGTTTAACAGACAGGTGCTTTGCCGTTAAGCTACCTCAAAATGGCTGGACAGACAGGAATCGAACCCATATGTGTTGGTTCAGAGCCAACTATCTTGCCATTAGATCACTGTCCAATATGGATGGACAGACAGGAATCGAACCTATTACAGACTGATTCAAAGTCAGCCGCCTCGCCAATCGGCCTCTGTCCAATTTGGGGTGTCGGGGTGGAGTTGAACCACACTCATTTCGGGCCACAACCGAATAGGCTACCGTTACATCACCGACACATGCTCTATTTCATTTTCAAATAACAAACCAGTTTCTCCGTTATCGAAGAAAATCATTATAGCAGGATTTACTCTGTCTGGTAAGTCCTTATCTCCATCGAAGCCCATAACTATTCCCGGTCCCCAATTAAAAGCGGGATAGTCTCTAACCCTACAAATCACTTTTTCACCTTTTTTAAATATCCATGTATTCCGCAGCCGGGGCAACGCCATGCACCAAAATTATCTGGCCCCTCCCATGGTACTGTTCTATGTATTCCTTCCATTACACATTCATCCATAGTCATTATATACTTTGGTCTGTTTAATCTTTTATGAAGGTACAAAGTATAATTACTAAAACCTCCACCCGGACGTAAATTTTCCATCCGATTATATAGCCTAAAAGCAAAATTCCAAACCATGCCTCCGAAAAGGTATATCGTTATCCAACCAAACCAAAGTTGGAAAGTCTCAAATCCATCAGGCCATTGTCTAGGTGCTGGATCGTTTTTCATTTTACTTTCTCTCCATTGGACAACGGCTTTATCCTTCTATCCATATTAGCAGGAGATAAACCAATAGTATTCAAGCTAATCGAACACTCTACAACATTTTTCTTAAAAGTACCATCCCCTACAATACCACCAACACACGGAATCAAAGGCACCCCCGCATCCATCAAATCCGCAATCATATCCGAATTTATGGTTACATCTGCACGTATCTCATTTCCCACTTTACTCAGACTCGCTCTACCCACAACCATGTCCGAACTAAAATTATAGGTCACAGGCACAGTTGGAAGGAAATCAACTTTATCAATATTATATCGAAATCCACCACTATCTGTCATGCCATCTGCGATAAGTACGGTTACATTATTAAAAGTTAATTTCATTTTACACCTACCATAACTGCATATATCCATAATGGCGTTAGAACCAAAAAGTAAAAAATCCATATAGCCAGTGTTTTCATTTTACTTTCTCCATATTAAGATCAGCCGGTTTCTTCTGCCACCTTGGGAAGCCTGTCCAATTAGGATTTTTGCTATCATCAATCCAGTAACCAAGATGCTTTTTACAAACTGTACATTGCTTCGTATACCAAATACTCAAAAAATGTGTGTACCTCTGATCTATTTTCCATTCACCTTTATGTTTTGTCCCTACCTTACCTTTGCACCATACGCCGGTTTTTTTCTTACGGCCTCTGTGCCTGTCAACCGGATCTTCTGCCGGAATATTTCGTTTTCTATCACTCATAATAAACGGGGTGTCTAAGCCTCTGTACTGGACACCCCCAGGCAAATTGGAGGAAGAGGTGGGATTCGAACCCACGGAACACAGAGCTTACTGCGCCCAATAGTTTTCAGGACTATCGCTTTCACCCACTCAGCCACTCTTCCAAATGCGGAGAGAGAAGGATTCGAACCTTCGGCACCTTATTAGGGTACGCACGTTTAGCAAACGTGAGCCTTAAGCCTCTCAGCCATCCCTCCAAATTAATATGGGCAGACCCGGAGTTGAGGCCGGGGATGCCGGTCCATTTCAAAAGCATGAAGACCCCTCAACAAACTTCTTACTCAGGCCCGGAGTTTTCCATTAAACTACCTGCCCATAACTGGTGGATCGGGTGAGAATCCAACTCACCACACCGACATTGCAAGTGTCAGTCGCCCGCTTGGAACATGCCGACCCTAATCTAATAATTTTATCTCTCTAATTACTTTTAAATGTTCCCATTCTTTCTTTGTTAAAGCTGCAACAACATAATAACCTTCAATCTGAATATTAAAATCTCTGTTCAACTCTTTTATTTCGTGATTATTTAATGGCCCAATATCACGTTCTCCTTTGATATATCTAAAATTATTTACTGTATCCATAATTCCCCCCGTTACTAAATCAGTAACACTTCACATATTTTGCAACTGGTGGGTCCACAAGGAATCGAACCCTGGTATGTTGCTTGTAGGGCAACCGTTCTCCCATTGAACTACAGACCCATATTTTTGGTAGGCCAGCATGGAATCGAACCATGGACAATCCCTTATAAGGGGAACGCTTTGCCATTAAGCTACTAGCCTATGGACGAATATACGTTTCCATATACCGCTTCATTTCTAAACTTTTTGCTGCCCTGCATTCCTCGCACTTACATTTCTTATAAGTGGTTGGCGTTCCATGTTTCCCTCTAGTCGAAGTGAAACCTCGTTCTTTAAGTGTCTTCTTAAAATGACACCCCTTACATAACAATTGACACTTTGCTACTTCTTTCCAAAAACGTTCTACGCTTACATTAGTATTAATATCGAACGACTTTGTTTCTGGATCAATATGATCAAACTCCAATTTATCTTTTGATCCGCATTCAACACACTCTCCACCTAGTTTGATACGTGCTTCTTTTCTCTTCTCGTGGTAATAAATGAGGCTGTATTTCCGCATGTATTCCCGCATGTATGTTTTTCTATCAAACATAAAAATTTTGGAGCTAGAGAGAGGAATCGAACCCCCATCTCCTGATTACAAAACAGGCATAATGCCATTATACTACTCTAGCAGCTTTGGAGCTACTAGAGGGATTCGAACTCTCATCATTTGGGTGGAAGCCAAAGGTCCTGCCGTTGAACGATAGTAGCGTACATTTACATTTACCCCTTATTGGGCGAGGTTGTACCTGTGGTTCCTATCGTTCGGTGAACCATCGAATGAAATACCCCATCAGAAAAATGATTATGTCGGACCCTACCGCTATCGCTACGGTTATCCATAGCCATCTGCGGGGGATCATAGGGGGATTCATTATGTTCCATCCTTTGCATCATAATCACTCCTCGTACTGGTCTGAGAGCCAGGATTTGAACCTGGGACAACCCGCTTCCAAGGCGGGGACTCTGGCCTGACTGAGCTACTCTCAGGTATTTACTGAAGAAATACTCAGGGGATGGGCCTTCTGGTCGCTTTGCGTCCAGCATCCCCTGAGGGGTTAAAATATCTAATTCTCTATCACCATAAGACCATTGTAGCATGGACCAATGTTTCCTGTCAACTACCTCACTTATCATCTCGTCTGTCTATGACATGCTCGTTCAAAAACTCAAAGAAAATCTTCTTTTTATTCAGTCTATAAAACTCCGCTTTCTCCCTGTCTGCATTCCTAGCTTTAATCAGATAGAAGAGAACCTTATTCACGTCTGCATCTGCTTGGCTCTGTCCAATACTAAAAGCAGTATCAGCTATTCGTATTTTTTCATAGTCTTCAGCTACCATATCCTTTCTAACTATTCTTTTACCTACCGCATTTCGATTCGCCTGTGTAGCTGTGATAACAGGAAGATTTTGTTCAACCCCCACGGCACGAAGCTGCGTAGTGATATCTTTCAATTCGAATCTATAATCTTGTCTCGATTTTGGTGGTCTGAGCAAGTCCAGGTAATCGACTATCAATACTTCTGGTTTTCGCAATTCAACTAAACCAGAAATTTGCTCTATGGTTCCTTTGCCTGTAGGAAGTTCTTCGATGCTCAGATACCCTTCAAATTTTGGCTTTAAAAACTTAACAACATAGTCAAATACTTGCGCCCTTATATCAGGTTGGAAATCAAGAATGTCATTAATCGATAACCAATCAAATTCTTCATAGCCTACACTTAACATGGACAGATATCTAGCCAAAACTCTTGGAGCCGACATTTCTAATGTCACATGCAGCACCTTATGATGATTTTTAACCATAAAGCTTCCCATTTGGGATAGAGCAACACTCTTACCTATACTCGTATCTGCCAAAACCATAGTGAGTTCTTTTGCAACCACTCCTTTGATTTCGTGATCGAGTAAATTAAAGCCTGTCTTTATGGCTGTATTTGATAAATAGATTGGTTCTAAATTCTTAAGAGAAAATAACTCACCATTCTCATCAACTAGACCACCCTCTTTAGATAGTAATTCCTTCCTAGTTTTTCGTAATGCGGCCAGTACGTCATCAAATTCACCATTATCGACATTCTCAGTTTGTTCACTAAGGACATTACGCATAGCCTTAGCTGACATGTATTGCAGTACGGTATCTTTAATATACTGCTCATCGGTAATTGATCCTGCGCTTAAAAGAGCTAGGAATTCTTGAAGTAGAGGTTGTTCCTCTGGTAATGGTCGCCACGCATCCTCTTTACTTAGTTCTGTGTCAAATACATTTCTAGTAGGCGGTTTTCTGTATGTGGTATAATATTCTTTTATCTTATTAAACACCCACTGGCTTACTGCCGTGGAAAACATGGTGTCTTCTATGAAACTACCATGTTTCAGATACGTCTGTTTATCTATACATAGTAGAGCTAACAAACGTATTTGATATGAATTCGGAAACGAAGCCAATTATTTCACCTGCATCTTTCTATAATGTTGAAATTGAAGCGGATTAGCCAAAGTCTCAGGCGTGGGAGGATAAAGTCCTTCCCATGCACTAAAAACAAAAGGAATGTATTCCTCAGGCTGCACCATATTCAAAGTTAATATGTGAGCGAGTCTCTCGAAACGCTCTAACTTAGGTCCAAGGAAAGACTTTGAACGTGGATAATTTTCCACCAATGCCTTTCGAAAAACCATCTGACAATCCATTGCGTTTATTATAATCATTCTTGTTCTTCTAATCTTTTCTTCTTACCAGGAGGAAACCCGATAAGATCTATGTTCACGTTGCTCTCTTTGTAAATCCTAAATCGTTCTTTCGAATGCTCTTCTAGTGTTGGATGGTAATAGTCAAATATATCAAACCACTTCTTACATAAGTTATTCCACGGCCTCATTAACCGGCCTATCTTCTGCTTTGTAAGAATCTCACCCTTACCGCCAGCCGCATTAATCCCAATATCAAGATTTGGTATATCAAGTCCGGTTGCATACACACCACTAGCTATCAATATCTTAACTCTTCCTGCCTTTACATCTTCTCTAATCTCTTCTCTTTCCTCAGTATTCAATTCTCCTGATACAAATACACTTCCTCTAAACATCGATTTAAGTATTTCTCCGTGATCTAATCTGCGAACTAAAATTAGTATTGTACGATTTGGATGATTCTTTACAATCTTCTTTATCAATTCATTACGTACAGGGTTATGTACAATAAGAAGATCCTCAAGGTGATTATAGTTTCCCTGCCAATTACCATAAAACATACTTGCCTGTACATCAGCTATATATCCGGCCTTCACAAGTTCCTGAGGCTCAATCAATCTAATAGGTTGCCCCAGGAGGCCATGGACAACTAGATCCTTATTGTCACTTCTACCGGTTGACGTACCAGTAAAACCAAACCGATAAGGAGCATTCATCCTAATAATGATCTCTGAAATTTGATTTGCTGCTGCACAATGAGCATCATCGACTAATAGGAGTTTAAATTTCCCTAACTCTTCAGCAGTTAACTTCATCAAAGATCGACTTAACCCTATTGTCACTGTGGCTAAATCCTTTACGCCGCCACCGACAAAGCCAAATGTCTTTCCTAATGTATCCAGGATAGATGCCATCATGACCGTTTTACCGCTACCGGTTACTGAATCCACGATCATGCGTTTTTCTCTAAGAGCCTTTGCTAGATACTCGATTTGATAAAGACGCAGATCAACCGTTATGTCCGGGATCTTATATTCAATCTTAGGAAATTCCCGATTATCGTCTATTTCGATGGGAATTCTTTTACGTGTTAACTCCTGTACAGCATAAGGCACTAATCCAGTAAAAAACGTACCAAACGCATCTACCAAGTACACTCTTTCTCGCTTCCATCTCTTAGACCTAGAGTTATACATCTCAAACATATAGGATAGATGTTCACTCAACCAAGGTAGTATGGTATCCATACGAGAAAAATTATGATCTAGGATTTCAATCTTCATTATCTTCATCCAGTAGGTGGTCTAAGTCATAGTAAATCTCTGCTGTAAGATTAAGTGCATCAGTCATTTTATGGTTTTTACCTTTCAATAAAACCTCAGTGGTGTGGTCGCTCATTGCACCAAATAGATCTTTAATAATAGTAGCTTCATTTCTGTCTACATTGATTGCTATCCTAATCGGTGGACGTACTACTGTTGATGTTGACATAGATCCTCCTTCTTCTTCCTACAAATTCGTGGACATCTTCCATAAAAATTTACAAACATAAAATGACTGTACCTTCTCCACACCGGTTTCTTGCATTCCGAACTATTACAACCTTCTTCATCTCCCTTGCAACCGGCAAGAGGACACATCATGACATTAACCATCTTTGTATGAGAAGTATTTTTCTTTTTTATCATGATAATTTGAATTAGTGTTTCAAAATATCGATATGTGAACCATCTTTTAAAGAACTAACATGGATCTCTTCATCGAAGGTATCTTTAAGATCTTCGATATGAGTTATAACCAAGAATAAGTCAAACTGCTTCGCCACTTCCCGGAGAACGTCTTTCACTGCATCCACATTTTCAGGGTCTAAGCTACCAAAACCCTCATCGATGATAAAGAAACCAATTTGCGTGTTGTACATCTCTGCATTGACACGAGCCAAAGCCGCACGAACCGCAAGACCCTGCCTAAATTTCTCAGATCCTGATAAGTTTTCGAAGTCCCGGAGGCCGGTCCCGGTCCACCCCAACACATCAAGAGCCTTTGTTTGTGTGCCACTCTTGGTATCTTTGAAGGGTCTAAGTTGTATTCTCTTCAATGGATCGATCTTCCCTAGGATCTCATTTGCATAAGCCTCAATATGAGGTACTGCTTCACCAAACAAATGTGCTGGAATCTCACTATAGGCCTGATTGAGAACACGATAACCAGCTATCTTTGCTTCCTCTGCCTCATATAAGGCTAGGTTTGCTTTTATTTTCGTAATCGCCCTCTGGATAAGCTCTCGTTCTTTTTCTTTAGTAGCGATATCTTTCTCATAGGAATTAATTGACTCGACAACCAGGTTTAAGACAGCTTGCAGTTTAAGCATCTCACCTATATCCAACTCTGGTAGTTTTTCTATTTTACGTTTAAGAGTTTCTATCTCATTTTCAAGATCACCAACAGATTTATTTAACTTTGCACGTTCAGCAATATCTCCTAACATGCTCTCATATTCTTCTATCGAATGTCCCGCATCAGTTTGTCGTTTGGTAGAGGACGTTTTAGAATCGGTTAAACGTTTCATCCCTTCTTCGATTTTAGTTGCACGATCATCAAGAAATTTCTTGACATCTTCTAAAGTAGCAAACCTATTAGACAGGCCTTCTAAATATTTAAGGATATCCTCCTGTTTATTTTTTGCCTGAGACAAAAGCTGGCACTTGTCATAGTAATTTGTATTGACGCATGGAACACGAGTTAAAATCTGTACGTCTTGCTGATTATACATCAGAGAACATACATGGATATCCTTACTCCGTATATCTTCACGTTCAAGTTTCAATTTCTCTAACTGTGTATCAGCCTCACCCACCATTTTCTTAAAGACCTCGATATCCCTTTCAAGGCCTTCAATTTCATCTACAACAAAATCTTTAGTTGGTAATTTACTTAAATTCTTTACTCTTTCAACCATCCCATTTAATTTCCCAAGTAGAGTACTATGCTCTAGCTCTAACCGTTTACGTTCATCGACTTGAGTAGCTTCCGATTGCTTCTTACCAATATCTTCATTAAGACCATTCAGTTTTAATACCAAGGGTTTTAATTTATCCCGATATTCGTTAATTTCCTTTTGAAGAGTCTCTACCTGTCCCTCTGCTACTGCCAATTCTGTTTGTGTTTGATCAAGCTTCTCGTCTAGATCTTTGCTATCCTTAAGATGCTCCATCAATGCTGCCTTCTTTTTATCCCAATAATCCAAAGACAACATCTCGGTGATCATATCCTGCCGTTGATTAGCTGTTAAATTAAACAGTCGGTTAATATCTTCCTGTTGTGCTATAGAAGTAGACAGTAACAGCCCGTAACTTATACCAAGAACATCAACCAACTTTTTTTGAGTCTCAGTCAGTAGCCTTTCAGAGAGATCCTCCTTCTTACTATCCTTAGTTTCAAAATCATATATTTGAAAAAACTTTAATCGTTGTTGTTTATTATGCTCAATGGACCTTTCTACGAGATAACACTGATCTCGATGTTGGAAATATAAATCTACCCTCATCTTAGTAGACAGATCGTTGATCAGTCCCTCCGGTCTTTTTCGAGCCTGACCAAACAAAGCGAATAAAATAGCATCAATAAAGAAAGATGATTTACCGGCCCCATTTTTACCAGTAACTGTAGCTGCATGTACATCAGATAAATCGATCTCGACCTTACCCTGAAATGGAAGAAAATCCTCAACAATTATTTTTAGTGGCCTCATATTTCTTCCTCTATACTGGCATCGATCTTCATCAGGTTATCGATTCCATCAACCTTCTTAGCTCTTAAATAATTCCTAAGTATGTCTTTATTGGATTGACCTTTCACAGTAAATACCTTTTGTATTTTCATTTTATTTTTAAGAGAAGGTCTAAAACCCCGACACTCGAAGTTTTTCCCTTTATCAAAAACCGCCTTTATCTCTTCCTGGGAGGCCTCGCCTAGTACCCTTATGAATCCATCGAAACCAGTTTCCTTTGGATCTAGAAACTCTTCTATGCTATATGTTTTAAACTTAGGATACGGAACTTCCCTGGACTCAAAGGTAGAAAACTTCTTAGCCTTATCATCTACTGTCCATATCAAGAAACCTTTCTTTTGTTCCTCTTCCCCAAAGTTATACATTTCTGGTGAGCCAGCATAACAAGTCACAGGATGCCCAAGATTTTTAAACATAGTCTGACCGTGGTAATGTCCCATGAGAACAGCATCAAAACCTAACTCTTCTATCTGGTCGAAATCAACTGTTCCGTTCTCACCTTCGACCTCTGCCCAATGCAACCCCTCCATTCTAACGCCCACATGGTATACAAGTACTTTGGGACGATTAGGGTTACACACGTCCCTTCTCCGTTTGATATCATCCATGTCTGTACCCCATGGGGCCAAAACAAAATCAACTCCATTAAGTTCAAAGCTATCAATGGACCAAGCCACATGTATATTCTTATTGCGACCCTGTATTACGGACAAAGGACAACCTTTTGCCGTTGCTTCATCATGGTTACCAGCAATTATGATAACAGGTTTCCTTTCAGCAACCCAATCAAAAATTCGCATGGCATCTGCATATTCTTGCGGAGGTGGTTTGGTCTTGTTAAAAAAGTCTCCGGCAAATACAAAGAAGTCCACGTTTTGTATCATACCTGCTGAAACTATATCTTCGGTTCTCGCAACTCGCTCCTCATAAATAGCATTCTTGCCATTCACGATCTGCATAGAACCTAGCCTAGTAGCGAAGAAATCATGGTGGTTATCTGCGGTATGAAGAATCTTCATACTTTACCCACCTTTTTAAAACACAAATAACAGAAACCGTCTGGATCAATCATCTGGTGATCCTTATGAGTACGAAAAAAGAAACACAATGTTCTCTCTATCCACACTCCCTCATCTATACATATCTTTCTAAATTCTGGTGTCATACTTTATCCCTCACTTTTTGTAAGTACAACATAGATCATTCTCCTCAACAAAAGTTCCATTTGGCATTACAATAAAAATGGGACGCTTTAATTGCCTAGCATAGTTTATGGTGTACCAAGTGCCTCCCTTTTCCTCTTCCGTTAAGGGAGCAGCTATCATGGCATCTGTCTCCTCGACAATATCTCGATTCCTAGCAAAATAACTTTTCGGTCTGCGAAACTCGATTGTCTTATGTTCTGTTTTTCCTTCTGCTGACATTGATATTATTCGCCCACCGGAATAAGCACGGAACTTATCCACTATTGGGGGATGCACTATAATATTAACTGGTCGATATATAAAAGCTTGATGTATTTCATAATCAGAGCCGACACAATCTCCGTGGTGAATTTCTTTACCACCATAATTTTCAAAGATAGAGATACATGCCCTATGTTGCTTCTCAGTCATTCCAGCACGAGTACCAGTAAAGCCAAATTTCATCTGAGATACTTCCTTCCTACTTTACTATCTTTTGTTACACGTTCAGCTTCGCCATTACGCAAATTATACAAGGTAGGCCGACTTCCAGTTACCAAAAGAACATACTTACTAGTTCTCCGGGCAGTCTCATCAGCAGCCAACACACATAACCTTTTCCACTTACCTTTGTCCTTCCTGTAGGAAATGACAACTGGTTTATCTACTGAATGAACTACTTGAATAGCCCCCATTTAATCCTCCTGGTAAAAGACCCAAAAATGCTTACCATCCTTATTGCGGAGGCATGTTAGATCCCCATAACAATTCAAACAATCCCCGCAGGTATCGCAAAAATCTTCTCCACAAACTGGCTTAACGCTTTTTTCTATTAGGATGAGATCGTTTCCTTTGTAAATATTCCTATCCATTATTGCTCTCATCCAATACAAATTTTATTTTATGTGGACAGATAGCGTAAATCTTTTTCTTGTCCTTAGACATTTTCCATCTAGTGTTACACTGTTTATATCTAGGACCCCAAGGACCGGTTGTAAACGGATCTCCATCTTCCATACTTCTGAGGGTTATCTTCTTAGCTTGTTTACTAGATATGTAGGGGTGTGAAGCATACGCACCACCATATTTGACAACTACAACCTTATTGAATTTTGTAAATGCCATACACCCTCCTGACCTTGATGCCACGATCTTTCATCTTATGAATAGCATCCTGTAAATGCCACTCGCAAGTCTTCCTAGCTTTGACACCAAGGAATTCTTGTAAGGCAGAGAAAATCTGTTTTCTAGTAAGTTCGCCCGTTTTTATTAGGGCCTCGACAAAAGCAGCACGAGTAGGAGTTTGTTGTCCAACTAAGAAATCTCTAAGCATATCACTTGGACAAGGTAAATCAGGACATTCTATGGAAATATTCCATTTGCTTAGATCGTTAGACGAAATAAGACAAGGACAAGAGCCAACGGCAACCTTCCAGCTTTCACTTTCTTTAGCAAATCTCATTTATTTTTTTCGTATGTATGTTCTTGGTGGGCCGACTACCGGCTCATCCTTTGGTCTACCTTTTTTCTTCTCATACTTTTCTGCGATCTCTTTTTCAGCTAGTACTTTATTAATTCGGGTATAAATATTCGATCCTCCGGCAAGCTTTGGAAATTTCTTTATCACAGCTTTACTAAGCGCAGCTACAGGTAAAAGCTTGCCCTCAGAAAGGGCCAGTATCTTCTCTCGTATATAACCTAAAATTGTTGGTTCCATAAATTAGTCTTTGTCTTCGCCTTCAACTATTCCTTGAAGGTCGGGGCGGTTATTTCTCAGATTGAAAAATGATTCTTGCTGTACAACTTGACCTTCATGTAAATCAGGCCATTGACTCAAAAAGTCTTTTTTAAATGCCTTTGCTCTTTCCCTGACTTCTTGCAGATCTTCTCCCTGAAAACTACCACCTGGGATAGGCTTTAACCATCCTTCGAAATCGACACTACTAATAATCATATGTATTTTTTGAGCGACCATAAATTCTCCTTACATAGCGGGAAAAAAGTTTCTAACCATATGCTCTTTAAAAAGATGCTCATTAGCTATATGTCTAACAGCCTTGAGCATTCCGTTGGACCTACAAGCATCACAAATCCAAACTGCTTTGATGCATGGCCCAATTTTTATACTAGCATCGATAGTCTCTAAAGTAAAACCATTGGTTATCTTGATCTTGCTATTACATTCAGGATTCCCACACTGAACCTCAATACCATCCCCAACTACTGAATTTTCTTTAACTTTCTCTTTTTTCACTAGTTTCAATTTCCTCATCGTGGATACTCCTTTCCTAAGCCTTTCTTAATAATTTCTCGATTTATATCAACGTATGAATTCTTAGTACACAGAACAATGTCAACTAAAAATCGACCAAACGAATCTCTCTTTTTTCCGGCACCACTTTTAAGACTAATATGGATAAGTTTACCGCCAATCTTTTTCTGTAAATAATCTTTGGCCTCTTGATAGCCTTCTTCCCCTCTCTCCGGGGTATCTACACCTAACAGTCGAAAACCGGTTAATTCTGTCACTTCCAGGGTAGGTGAAATAGTAGTTACAGTAGCAGCTTTAAATGTATCGCCATCAATAATTCTAACAGGAGCAACATCACATGTTAAAGGTATATGCCAAGTTGCACCACCAGTATCATCTACTGCAATAGGCACCCATGTAGCACCAACTTCTTCTTGAAACTCACTAGTAACACCGTAGCCAATTATTTCTACATCACCTTTATTCACATCTTTAGTCAACCACAATAAAGTAAAAGCGATTACCATTGCGGCTACTAAAGAACCACCAAGCATAGAAGAAGCAAATTTTAAATTACTCATAGAATGATATCCTCTCATCAATAGTACGGTAAAGCATACTATGTTTCGTCTTTTTAGTATGGTTTAGCATACTTTTGTTTCGTTTATCCCTCGTGGTCCATCTGCGATCAGTGAAAAACTTGTCATTGCATTGGGCGCAAATGTAGCCATATTTGGTAGTAACTTTTTCCATTAAAGTGACTCATCTACAAGAATTGCCAAGGCACGTAACTCACTTTCCAAAATGATATTATTCGTTATATCCGCTTCCAGGCGAAGTCTCTTAGCAAAGGCTGCATTACTGATTAACGGACCTGTTTCGTAATCATACTTGTATTCCTTGGAAACGTCTTTGCATATTCTTATTATAGCGTTTCTAACAACATCGATCTCTTCTGGTGAAACATCTATAGTTGGTTGAAGTCCATCTAAGGTAGCTAACACTAAATGCAATGGTCGGATTGGTATGGCATGGGTATAATCTTTAAATAAAAATCTCATATTAGCATCCCCTGTTCTTAAAATCTTCTTCCTCTTCATCTAATGTATTCTGCTTATCTAAACGTGCCATTCCTGCGTGAAGAGCGTCATACACATCATCAAATGGACCCGTAGCTACACAATATTCCTGGGAGAAATCCACTTCAACCATCCATCCATCTGCCATAGGTGTCAAAACTAATCTAGGGTAGAAAGGATCAATAGGTGTATTTGCGGGTCCACTTTTAGCCATAAAGAACCACCTGTGTTTACATGAATGACTTCATAGTACGAATATGCTTACACTCCATCTGCCTATAAATATAGTCAGGACAGGTACAAGTGTATTCGATCTTCTTGGTCACGTAGTATGTCTTACCCTCTGCGGTAAGCAAACGTACTGGACCTTCTCTATCCCTGGCTTCACGCCGGAGTCCGTTAGATTTCTCTAAATCGGGCATCAATACAGTTTCCATCTTTCTCACCCCCTTCGTTTTTAAATCGTTCTTTATTCGAATTCGCAATAGTCATAATTAAATTGTTTTTGACACGGATCGCATCTACCTTTTTTATTTACATTTCCTTGAATTCTTTTCCATTCATCTTCAGTTTGCGGGTAATCAACTTCTACCTCTATCTCTTTACCACAGTCAACGCAAGACATAGGGTATGCTATTTTACGTTTTTGTTTTTCCATTCGTTACCTTCGCTACGTATCTAGGATTAGCTACAGGTATCCCTCTCCCATCGATACTACGCATAAACCACATTATTCTATCGACAGGAGACACGCTCATTGTATCATAAACAGGCCCACAAGATCTATTGGCATGACACATAACACCCATTGAACCGGTGATGAGGGAAGGAAGTATCTCCATCTGCTCTTCACATAAGACTGTGCCACACCGGTAACAACGAAACCGTGTGGTAACCTCATGGCTTTTTCTACACCAAATACAAGTTACCATTCATGATCCTCTATCACAATAATAGCAGGAACAGATACATCTGGAATAACTTTTTCTTTCTCGACTTCGGTTGCTGCCGTTTGTGCTAACATTGCCATAGCTATTACTAACATTTCTAATGGATTCATAATTTCTCCTATTTTAATCTTCTCGCTGACTTTAGAATATCTTCTGCACTCTCATTGACCAGACGATTAACTACGCCTTCTTCACTGATTATGGTCCATCTAGCTTTTTGTCCATGCCATTCTGGATTAGCTGCATACTGTCCAGGAAGCATATAATTTTCAACTTCTTCCATGGAAATTCGATCCACATTGACATAGTATTTTTCTCCCTGTAATCCTGTTAAATTCACAAATACAGCCATAATCCCTCCTAATTACATCTGCTTCCTGAATGCTGGCCGGTTGCACTAGTATAGGTCCAAACCCCGGTACCAGGAGAACAACCTTTTATAGCATTCGCCGTAACAGTAAAGAACGTAGAAAAGTTGGTTGACACAATATTTACATTTGGACTCAACCTAAAACCTCTACTGGTAAATACCGGAGATGTACCGGTACCACTGGCATATGTATCTACGTCTACAAAATAGGTTTCTTGCGCCAAGATCATATTCTTTACATTCGATCTTACGTCAGCATCAAAACCCCGGTGACTGTATGACATAAATTGGGGAATGGCGATTGCCGCAAGTATCCCAATAATTGCAATAACAACTAACAACTCGATAAGTGTAAAGCCTTTGTTATTCATAAAACGTATTCCTTCTAATTTATCTAGTCTTTCGTAAATTTGTTTTCCGGTAGTCGGTTTCTCACAAAACTCACACACTTCCATATCGTACAAATCCATAAATCCAAGATATTCCTTTGTCACTGTCTTGCCGTGATAATCAAGTAAACATTTAATAGCCTGTATCATTATTCTTTCCTTCCAGTAGAATCTCTTTCCACACACCAGACGCAAACACTCGGATAATATCGCCATCTCTATCTGTAAGTACCAACGCCCCCTCTATAACCTTAAAGCCATATGCTTTTATAGTAGTCACGCTACTCTGTTTATAAACATAGTAAGTTACTTGTTGCTGCGGATCAGGTTTGTCCTCCTACGGAGTTAAAACTGTTTTGACAATTACCGAACCGGCATCACTCTTCCAAAAAACTTGAACGTTAACCGTTTTCATATCCGCTAACGGAGTATTAACTGACACCGTTGTAACTCTCTTATAGTGCCAAAATTCTGGCATAGTGTTATACCCCTCGGTACCCGACACAGCAAAAGGGTAGCCTGTATTCTTCATCGATTCTAACTTATCTTGAGCTAGAACAATCGCAGTGGTTACACTTTTAGCATGATAGTTGCCTTTCATAATCCCTACGGCTAGACTAGCAGACCCTAGAAAACCGACAGACAATATAGACATTGCAACTAAAATTTCGATTAAGGTAAAACCTTTTTGTGTTTTCATTTACATATCTTCCTTCCACGAAGTCTCTGCAATATCTTCCAGAATATCTATGCCTCCAAAAGCTATACTACTAAAACATACAGAACCGGTGCCGTTGCCTAGCACATTACCATTTGATGGATTAGGCGTTAGTGTAACTAAGGCACCTACGATCTCGTTGTGTAAATGGACAATATCATCGGTAATAACCAACCCTGTGAATGTTCCACCATTCGTATTTTCTAAAATCGCATTAGTGGTTGCATTATGCACAACCAAAACACCAGAACCATCAGTCAACATATTCGATGATTGCCAAACCTCACCGGGGCCTAGCTCAACATATGTGATACCCTGCAAAGGTAAAGTCAAATTATTAGGATCAGTCACATACTGACCACCGCCTATACCACTCTGCGCCAGCCACTTAAGAGTACCTTCATCCATACCTATAGCTGCATCAGGCGTAGAGGTAGCCTCTGTCCCACCTTGAGTAATTACAGCCGGATCTCCTGGATTAGACGGTACATAATCGGTCCCGGAGGCGTGGCCTCCAACGTCAGCATTACCACTTTGACCAAAGGTAGCATTAGTATATATGCCCATGACACCAGGAGTACCGGTTACGTTACAGTTTAAATCATGATCACGTCCATCTATATCTAATGTTCCATTAACCTCTATCGGTCCATTAGCTGTAACACCGCCTAACACACCTGCAAACGTAGGCAGATTCCTCTTGAAACCTACCTCTACTGTAGTCGTAGAACCTCTATAAGTAGCTGTAGATGAAATTATACCTAAATCTGGATCTACAGCATCGGGGGTTATCGTTACTAGTCCCGTAGAGCTAGGATAAAGCAACCCCGAACTATTCCATGTAAATACAACTCCACCATCAAGAGTAGACGAAGCATACGCAGTCCTAGCGTACTGTGTAGCAGCTTCCGCTATCCAAAAGGCAGTGGTGCGTGTTTTGTGGTTACCCGTAATCTTAAGATCGATACGAGTAAGAACCAAGGCCGCACTGCCTAGGAATAAAATAATCGCCAAAAGATGAATTGTGACAATCAGTAGAAATCCTTTTTCATTTCGAAGCATTTTTTCTCCTAGTTAATAAATTCTATTTCAACACCATTCTTAGCAAATATAGCAGCTATTTTCTTTTCATTTGGATTCCTATCATTTAAAGTCATTAACTTACCTGCCGCATCGGAGTTATCGCAATAAAAATCATTAACACCATAACTCCTACGATCTAAGAGCCACTCAGCCTGTTTAGGTATCTTAACTTCTCGTTCAGATACTGATGCGGCATCGGGCATATCAAGTAATTCCTTTTTAGGAACCTTGCATTGACTGAGATAAATTCCAACGCAACACATTTTACCACGTAACCAAATTTTTCGATCTATCGTTATCTTTTTCATTCCATTCTCCTTTTAATTTTGGAGATGCCAGAGGGAATCGAACCCTCGTACTTGTGTTTTGCAAACACAGACAATTGCCATTCTGTCATGGCATCCTTTTTGTGCCAGTACTGGCAGACCGTTCTCCATAGTAACCGGCAGTGTAAAGTTCAAGTTCGTTTATCAGTTTATCATCTTCAACGTAATATAGCAACGTTGCTATTCAAAGCATTACCAATCAACTGACCTAAACGTAACTCTGGATTTTGCCTCCATACAGCCGTTAGTCTTTTCATCAAAGGGTCTACTCTCTTTGGATCTTTCTTCATTTGAATACCCTAACTTTCTTTAATATGGCTCTTATAACATTTCCAGCGATTACCAGACACCCACCGTCACCATCCTCTCTCCGAACAACGACACGATCTACCTCTAGTGTTCGCATAAAACCTTTAAAGTTTTTATGTATTGACGAAACACCGTAGTATTCTTTGACCAGATAGTGGTCTGGTTTTTCTCCGGCTTTAAAAATATGAATGATCTCTCCCGGACCTATCCTAGGCTTACCTGTATTGCCGTAAGAATTAATAAATACTTTATCACCGATCTGAAATTTAGCCATCAAACCCCCCAACTAACATCAACGTATTCTGTTTTCGGAACTATAATGGGTTTAATAGAGAAAATTCGTTGTGCTTCACGTAATGCTGCCCATTTAGCTTCCGTAAAATCCCGGCTATGATACCCACTCGCTATCTTTTTACCCTCCTCATTATAAACCACACATACCATATGGTTATTGACACCAGGATCATAATGATAAGTAAGTGTTAATTTCATCTTAATCACCCTTCACATTCAAGACCTGTTTCAGTACGTGCTTCACTTCGACCAACTCGTTACTGTTTTCCATGACAACATCGATATCCTTGTATGCAGCCGGTATCTCATCTAACAAAGCTTTCGACTCCCGACACTCAATGCCCTTCATGGCCTCTTTGTAATCATCCATGGTAAAACGCCTTCTAGCTTCTGTCCTAGAAAAGCGTCTACCGGCCCCATGGGGTGCCGAATGAAACGCCTCTCTGTTTTCCAAACCCGACACGATGTAAGATTTGGTTCCCATCGATCCCGGTATTACGCCCCTCTGACCCCTCCGCATTTGGATAGCACCTTTACGAGTAACTAAAACATTCTGACCATAATGGTTTTCCATCTGCGTAAAATTGTGATGACAATTGATTCGCTCCATCTCTATCCCCCGTATTATTTCAGGGACAGATTTAAAAAACTCAACCAATACACGATCCATCATTTCTTCCCGGTTCGCCAACGCAAAATCTTGCGCCCACTTTAAATCTCTCATGTAGGCTATATACTCTGGTGTCTTCTCCGGTAAGTAAGCCAAGTCCCGGTCTGCCAATTCGATATGCCATTTTTTCATACAGTCCTTTGCAGCATCCATATGAAAACGAGCAATCTTATTTCCGATACCACGAGAACCTGAATGCAACACGATCCACACGTAATCATCTTCATCTAAACAAATTTCGATGAAATGATTTCCACCACCTAATGACCCAATAGCCTTAGGCCACTTAGGATCGACCTCATCATAATCCCTCATACTCTTCAGATTCAACATGGTTGCTCTGTCCCTAGCTGAAACTGTCATATGTTGATTAACAGCAAAACCACTAGGCACCCTTTTCTCAATACCATCCCGCAAGTCTTTTAAATTATCTGGCAAATGATTTGCACTAGCTGCTGTCTTTACTGCAATCATGCCACAACCGATATCCACACCCACAGCAGCCGGTACGACAGCCCCTTTGGTTGCAATGACAGATCCAACAGTCGCACCTTTCCCTAAATGGCAATCTGGCATCACGGCCACATGCCTAAAGATAAAAGGTAGACGTGCGATATTAAACAATTGCTGCTTTGCTGCTTCCTCAATTGTCTCAGGGTCCAAAAACGCAATTATTTTATTGTCAATCATCTGACTCATTTTGATTCCTTTCATCTATATCAGCAGCTTTATTTAGTGCATCAAGAAGTCCATAACTTTCTTTTTGCATATAATAAATATCTTCGCCCGTAAATTCTTTTTCCCAAACAAAAGTTCCATCACTAGATTCAATTTTTATTATAGCCATCCCAATCTTCCTCTTTAATACCAAAATCTATTAGAGCATACTGTATGCCTTCTCGACCAGTACCGCCAGGTTCATAGTATTGAGAATCTGCACGTTCAGTTACAAGCTTAGAAATTACCTCACGCATTCGTATCTTTAAATTATAGCTACGCATTTTGGCCCCGTTATCGTTATAATCAGTACCAAAGATTTGCGTTTCTTTGAATGCTTCTCCTACTTCTTTATCAGTCATAATTCCTCCATGGATGCGGGGATGGGTATCGAACCCACTCTGAAAAGGTTATGAGCCTTCCCTGTCTCCAAGACTCCCCGCAAAATTATCTCGTCACCGGTCTACAGATCCATACACCACAGGCCAAAAAGCAGTGTGTATCCTTCACCGGCATGTCCGTGTACCGTTAGCCTTAGGGGTTCCGTGGCACGGCCCACTCCACCCGCAATGGTACCCTGGTTAGTCCCCAGGTGGCACGAGATCTAGCTGACTAAGCGTGTTATTATCACCCCGGATGCGCCTCCCCCGGATCGGCCAGCTTCCCAAGCTAATTAATGTTCGTTAGGTGGATCTTGTCTGCCACAAGAATTTCCTGGGCAACCATGACCACCGGCTCCACCACTTCCACCACTTCCACCTTCACCACCGGAGCCACCTTCGCCGCCTGATCCACCCTCGGAATTACTCTCACTTGAGGATTCAGAGCTAGACGAAGATTCAGAGGTATTGGTGTTCGTGTTAGTAGTATTCACGTTTATCTCACCCTCATAATAAACTTCACCTTCGCCTCCGGTAGCTGTAGCAGATGATTCCGAATTGGAATTTCCACCTTCGCCCCCGGCTCCACCTTTAGCCTTAGCAGAAGATGAAGAACTTCCACCTGTAGAAACGGCTCCACCACCACTCTGCGTTACAGTAGTTTTGTTAGGCCTTCTCGCTCTAGCAGCAGCAACACTTAAGCCACCCGAAATTGCAGCCGGTATGCTAGTTGAAATAATGGAATCAACAATACCTTGACCGGATGCACTGTAACGAGACTCCAAAACAGATTCCTCTGCCTCAGGATCATAGATATGAACCTCAAGAACCTTAATCTTAGGTCCAGACTCACCCTTGCTAGTCATTTGGATAACTTCCATTGTGGTACCATCCAGTAACTGATGGGTACCCAACACTGTTAGTCCAGAACAACCGGCAAAAAATATAGAAACCAAAAGCAATACAAATTGACGCATTTTATCCTCCTATTGAAATGATTTTTTGTACCCTGTCATAATCGTTTCATAATCAAGTCATAATCGTTTCATAATCAAGTCATAATCGTTTCATAATCGTTTCATATCATTCGCAGTGCGTGACAGGTATTACAGATACATGCGCCATGATAATTCGCAGGATGCGTATCCAAGTCTGACGTGAGAGCTATCACCGTTAGTGCGTCAAGCGTATCGTAATCTCTTTTTTCAATCTTCATTATAGATTCCTTTCTATGACAACATCGGACCCTCCGGGGAGGAGATCACCGGAGGGTCCACCAATTAGGCAAGGGTACTACTGAGCAATAGTTAGTACCTTTGCAGCCGCACGATCCATCTTCACTCTCTCGTCAGCATAGGGACTTTGCTGAGACAAGCGAGTAATTGCCTGGGCCATTCCCCAGGCAGACCGTGGAGAACCATCTTCTGGATGCGTTTCGGCATCCTCAAATGCTTCCGTTGCACGTCTTTTGGTAAGGATCTTTTTTCCAAAAAGAAAATCCACAACCTTATCCTTATCAACCTCTATCTGAAAATTCTGACTAACCCGAATCGCTTGCTCTGTCTCTTGGGCAGATGATTCGGCATACCGTTGAAGCTCTGACACTATCTCTCCCTGGTATCTCTCGTTAGCATCACCGATATGGGGAATCCTAAGTTCTTGTACACCGGATGCATCCCATACAATGTGATTACCGCAAACATGCTTATAGAGAAAACTAAGAACCTTCAAACTCGCAGCACCCACTTCGCTATTCTCGACAAAGAAGCCACGAGACAAACCATCATTCGATCCATCGTTGATTCTAAATTTCTCATTAACCATGAAAATAAAAAGATCATGGTCACTAGCATACAAGCCAGCCGGAGCAATCATATCACCTATGTTGACCGACAAACCAAAACCACTATCGTTCAACACGTCTTCAGCCGTAGCCGGTCTAGCTCCAACCACCTTTCCGAATGCAGGTCTTGCCGGAGGCACCCTCCAACCAAACTCTGTGAGGCCCCTGACCTCTGTAACCACCTGCGAGTTCCAAATGCGAGAATACTTAGGACTTGTTATGGCACTAAGCATAACATTGTCTGCCATACGATGGAGAAGCAAACTCGCTTCCTTCTCATCCCCATTCTCTTTGTACAAACCTTTAGCTAACCCATAATTAATATTCTGAGCAGCCAAAGTAGCAGGTAAATCCCGGAGATAAGATCCAGGTGCGCCAAGCTTTGTACACAACTGACCGAATGCCCAATGAGTCATTTTCGCAGGAAGATTCTGCTTACCTGTGATTACGACCTCACCGTTATCGGCATTGACACGTAGATCACCAAAATCTACTGTCTTTTCTTTTGCCCTTATCCTATATTCCGCACACTGGTTATAAAGATCTTCCAGGTTGGAAAATCTTTCGTCACTTGGGCGAGATGCCCATTGATTCGAAGCTGTAAATAGCTCCATAATTATGACCTCCTTCCCTACTGTGGGGAAACCCCTACCGTGGGAATTAATAGTAGCCATTCCAGACTACCGCCATTCATAAGATCATTATAGCAGGACCAATGTTTTTTGTCTACCCTTGTAGCAAATCTAGGTGTTTCTTCAATTTTTTCGATAACTTACCTCTACACCATTTCGCATGTTCCTCCATCAAATTTTTAACTTCGTCCCATTCCAAATCTGTCCCGTAAGCCTGTTGCATAAAGAAAAAGGCCTGACTAGAAGAGCTATTTAACAAAGTCTTGTGTAACTTGGACAAGTTACAAACAATCCCGGACAAACCTAGGTTTTCTCTATCTGCTTCTCTAAAACTCTTTCTTGCAACCTTAAGCTTCTTTTGCACTTCCTCTATCTGTTTCTCCCAAATCACTTCCATGTAACAGCCAGGACAGTCCCCGGTTGTATCATTCTCAAAATGCATATCCAATTGATGCTCCAATTCATTAACCCTACCAATGAGATAATTCATATCCTGTACAACGTGATCCGGTGCGGCCACACTTGATGCCGTGCCGTTACTCCATTTGGTTGCAAGTTTAGCTAATTTTGTATCAGATCGCATTTAAGTACCCTCCTTAAAATTCGTGATGGAAGTACAATCTGTAGTATTCTTCCGGCCAACATTCCTCATTAGGACAGTAATATTTATGCTCCCATTGATGCATATTAGACATTGCACACAGTCTATTGCACGAAGCGCATTCACGGTCCTGATACAGAATGTAATCACTTCCCTTTACCATAACGCCCCCATGAGTCTCTTACACTTTTCCTCTGTCATTTTAGGAAAAGGAACATTAAACTGGATCTCAGAGATCCCATACTCAAGGACAGCAAAATCATCCAGCCCCATTTCATCATAAATATCTCGTGCCGCTTGCCAAGCCTCTTCTCGATTAGATATTACCTTTGCATCTTTAAAATAGGTATGGATATAGGCCAACGTCACATCATCGTCACCCTCGCAATTCTCAATCGCTTGTGCGTGAACGACCCTATAGCCATCATCGAATACACCGATATAGATTCCGTTATCTGCGCTCATTCTTAAAACCTCCATAACCATCTCTTGACCAATTTGTTAATTCCTCGATCAACTCACGAGCATGTGTGACGCACAACCTAGCCTGAAAATTACCTAAGTAAAAAGTAGCTACCGGTGACTTGTACTCAGGCCAGCTACAACGCATACAGTAACCATCGTTTAATTCAGTTGTATGTGCCATCTGATCTCCTATACGAAACAAGCTAACGAATCATCCTGGATCATCCAATTCAAACTTTTCAGCATAAGTGCATCATCTTTTGTAATTCCAGCCTTAACCAAAGTTTCAATATCTGCACCAAAAATCACATCATGATCTGCTCCCTCGATACCAGCCTTTGGCAGATATTTTCGAATAAGTAATAAACCTAACACTGCATTATCATCTTCAAGATTACTGAAAAATTCATTATCAAAACTACCACTCTCGTCATCCATTATTATTTCAAATTCCTCAATAGTCATTTTAATATCTCCTTAATACGAGATTACAAAAGATTTGCCTAACAAAGAATCTCTAAGTGCAAGGGCCTTTTCATCTCGACTGTTACAGGCATCAGCAAGTATATCAGAAGCTTCCTGTAACTCTACACCAAATGCTATACAGCGATTGACAGGCAACCTCCAAAATTCCGGGGTAACACTGAGTACTGGTATTCTGGCTCTCTTCATAGCTGTATAAATTGAACAGCCGCATGGTGACGTATAATTTTTCTCTAAATCCCCTTTGGTAAAAGTAATTGTTTTTTCCATTTTAATACCTCTTCTGGACCCAACGCATAGGGTCATCTTCTTTTATTTGACCTTTCGGGAAGTCTGGGCATAGGTACTCGGTCCCCGGTACGGATGCCCAACACAGGATACAGTATTCTTTCTTACAACCCAAGCACACATAGTATTTCCCCGGCTCGGCTCCCCCCAATTGCTTTATAATCACCCACGGAGTTATCCAGCCGCAATTACTACATGTGCTTACCTTGCCAAAGTTTATTTTAGCTTTTCTCATCCTCTGGCTCTTGTCCTAAAATTCTTCACGAGTCCATCGTGACAAGCAACCTCTCTTGTATCCATATTCACACTTTGAATACCGTTATGCCCACGGCAAATACGGTACGCCTTATCCAGGAATACTCCCTCGACCCGACAACCGGCCATGACCATCAAGAACAGAAATAGATATGCAACCTTGAACGATTTGCCAATAAGTTTCTGTCTGAGCATAGTCTTTACCTTTGGGCTACTAACCGCAGACTCCGATAGAATACTTGATGCTGCTTTCAACTTTTTACTAAAATTATTCTCTTGTCTCTCACCATCAAGGCTAATAGCCTCTGTATACCATGAATCCCCACCAACTGTGGATACAGGCACACCGGCCCTTTTCATTGCTGCGTGAATGGGACAACCTAAGGGGTCCATGAACCTTCTCTTCATATCATCCTTTTTAAAAGTAATAATCTTAAACATAGAACCTCCTATAATTTTTTTACCGCCCATATAAAATGACCTTTAGATACCCTTTCCGGTCTGTGATCGAAAAGAACGTCCACCATATTTCCATAAATCCCAAACTGCTTATCTCGATAACCGTACCAACACGTAACCGTGGCTGGCTTCATTGTCATACTCAAAGGTGTCGTTACATCATCCTTAAACAAGGATGGATCAAACACCATAAGTCTTGTACCTGGAAAATATTCCATGATTTATTTCTTCTCCTCTTTTAATTCTTGATTCTCACTCCACAGATAACCCGCAGCACCCCCGGCCCCCAATAGAAGAGCAGCCGTACAACCTGAAAACAACAACGAACTAACTAACGCTAAAACTATTATGAAATTTTTCATCCGATCTCCTTATTTTATTTTTAACCGTACCGTCACTTCGCCCTCGACTGAAAAATCTAGCATCTCTTCCTCGATGAACTCTCTTAGCCTCTCCTCCAACGTCTTCCGGCAAAACCCATCATCGATCCACACCCTGGCAACTTTGATATGGGCAGTAACCTTAAACTCTGCCGGACCTGGATCTAGATCCCGTTCTGCATCTCGAATCGACTTATACTCTCCCTGCATCGGAGCAATATCAGCATCTGGATAGCTTCCCGTGGTGGGGTAAGCAACATACAGAGGGATTTTTTCTCCCAGACGTTTCCTGCGATACAGGGTAAACCCGTTTATATCTTTTACTGGAATTATAACCATCTTATATCTCCTTAAATTTCGTCTGCACAACCTGCTTCGCATTCTTCGCAGCACTCGCACTCTGTCTTATCATTATTTATCTCATACTGAAATGGGCAGACATGCGGCGAGGCTGCTTTGTTGGTACAACCTTTACTACCATCACCACAACACCTATCTTTGTCTTCCATCTTATATATCCTTTCTAAATCTCAGACCCACCGGGAATCTCGGTATGCCATAAACGGAATACCCTTGAAACTGTACCGTTAGATACCTGCCAATTGCCAGCTTTGGATTATCCCAATACTGTTTTAAGTTACCTAGGTCACCGACATCTTGGTCTTAAACTTACCCTCTGGACTTTCTGGCGATATGCAACGGCAAATAAAAATACCGTGTCCAACTAATTTACCTTTACCCTCTACGACCTCTATCACTTCAAACTCTTCATCCTGAAATTGCTTTACCTTGAGTAAGTCAGAGGATCGTTTATTCTTATAGAGGCCTTTAGCATTTCTGAGTATAGCTCCCTCGTATCCCTTCTCTATAAAATTATCATAGTTACACATCATTTCCTTTTCATTTACGACATCATTTGTCTCCACAAACCTCAATGGTGTCTCTCTGTGAGGAGGAACATTAAAAAAGAAATTTTTCAATATTTTTAATCTCTCCTCATAATCTTCGTGTATAGGAAGATCATAAATATGGTATTGCACAACTTCATGACCGGCAATTGGTTTTTGCTGCCGAATAAAATGCGTCAACTCTTCAAAGTTGAAACGATAGTCATGGTTGTACAATTCACCATCCAAAATAAAATTCTCACCAACAAATCCACCTATGCTCTCAAGTGCCTTTATGATATGAGGCACACCAGTAATCGGTTTCCTTGACCGGCTCCACAAAGTAACCTTCCCGTTCTTACAGATAGCAATACAACGATGCCCATCTAATTTTGGCTGCACAAAACAGGGATACTTAAGATCCTTGCCTCGTTTCTCGATGGTATGCGCCAGCATCGGGAAAATCCCGCCTTCGATTATCGCATCGACTTTACCGGCCACGGCATGAGTCATATCTTCCACATAACCTTTTTTCTTCTTAAGTTCCCATGTAGACTTGGCCTCGGCCTCGGCCTGTTGCACCGGAGTTGTTGCGTTAGCCTTACCTACATTCTTACCTTCCTTAATGGTTTCGGCTGTATCCTGAATAGCTCCACCGACCTGCCCCCAATGGGTTTTGATAGTGGACCCTTGGGTTTCTATTGCCCAAGTCTGTATAGCACCCGATAAAAACCCAACAGCCAACACCCACTGAGGCGTATAGAGTCTGAGCCAACGTTTAATCGTTTTCATGGCTATCCCTTATTAAAAATCTTTATCCATATTTCGATCACGATGCCCACACCCACCATGCCCCATGCCTCATTCGGGAACGTGATAACCAAATCACTAAAATGCAGAACTATCATTACTCCCATTGTAGCTATCATAAAACCTCCTGACATAAAACCTGTTTACAATGTTTAAGGTACCGATCTTTCCTTCTAATCTTCCCTCTTGCAGCCGGATGAACTAATTTTAAATGTCTAATTCCAGCATTGCCTAGTTGATCTTGAACTATTTTGCCCATACCTACTACGGTCCACCATTTGCTGTACAAGGTTATTTCGTGTAACGACTTGTCTAAATCTACAACATCAATAGCCGGAGTAGATTTTTCTTTTGGCTTTGTCCACAGATTGCAAAACGTTATATCTGCAAACTCTAAACAATCGATCTTATCAATTGCATCTTTTAATTGTTTCCCGGCATAGGCCCCATCACTCCACTGCTTACTAAATTTCCACGCAGAGATGGAAGGCCTCTCACCTACAAATATATACATTCCTGATTGTGCGATACTCATTTGCCCCCCTTACACCAACATTTCTTTTTCTTACAGGTGGATATATGATCCTCATATATCCGTTTCATAATTGCTATTTCCACTTCGTTCATTTCTTCCCCTTCTTATTATTTGTCTTACGATTCGTCTTACTTTTTGCCTTACGTTTTGCTGTCTTTTTCACTCTATCCATTACTACGTCTTTCGCATATGGAGGCACCCACAACACAGGTACTTTCTTACGCCCCCACTTCATAGCTTTACCTGTAGTCCCCAATAGCATATCAATCCGATAACCCTTGATTGCACTACCCACATCTTCTGCTACCCACCAACCAAACTCAGGAATGTAGACAAGAGAATCAAAAGGAATGATCCTAGGATCTACTGCAATCGTGCGTCCCGGTATAGCCTTTCTGCCCAATGCGGTCTTACCATCCCGCCACTTACTGACGTTAATAGATTGTTTACTGTATGCGTCATAGGCCGTAACTTCAAACTCAGCCACTTGAGAAATAGCTTGATAGTCCGGGAGTACCCAAATTTTATTCGATTCATTTTTCCTAACAAAATCCTTGCCTGTATCAATTCCTATTGATATGGCAATGGCCACCAATGAACACATGGTTACTACGTAAAATATACGATTGGTATTCATTTTGAACTCCTAATAACTGTATCGTATCTGATTTCTAACTTTCTGATCTCTTCCATGGTCATATCCTTGAGTTCCCTAACCGGTCCATGCTGATTCAGATGCCTCAAGCTATAACCATTGTATGGAACGGCCATCGGACCACCCCAATGCCGTATAGGACTAATCTCAAGATTCTCGTGCCTAAAATTACTTATAAAAATCAAATGCTTCATTTCAAAAATATACATAGTTATCTCCTATTCAAATCGATGTAGTGGTAACATTTGCGCCCTCTGAATATGCTTGCACTCCCCAGGTGATCGATATCTATTATCAGGACACGTACAATGCCACTTAACTGTAACCATCCTAGACACCGTGTATGTTTTATCACTATGTCCGGGATAATTCCGATCACTCTCCATCTCTATTGTTTTAATTCCTAGAGATTCGGCCTCATCTTCCTCATTCAGCCTTCTATCTATATCTGCAATCTGCATCTTCAAATCACGAAGATCAGAATTTAAACCTCTTCTTTCAAAACTATCCATAAAGCCTCCTATTCACTTTTTCTTCTTGTTCACGTTTCGTGTACGCCCTGGTTTCCGATAAGGTACGTACATTTCTCTTGCCACTATTACTTCATTATCCGCTTCTCTGCCTCTGGCAACCACTCCCCTGAATTTCACTCTAACTGCTACCAGGTGATCCCAAACCTTTGCCGTATACTGAGCAGGGTAAGGATATTTAAATATGTGAAAACCTGAATCATACCTAGGCCCTGTTCCCATAACAGACCCTATGGAACGCTCATTCGCTTTCAACCACTGATTTACTGGAACGGCAGTTTTTCCCTCATGAAGAAAATATCGAAAATAATATTCAGACCCTAATTTATCGAATACCTTCCATCCAGTATAAATTTTTGTTCCTCGACCCGCTAACCTTTGATTGACTTTATATAAACACATAATCAACTCCTTTTTTGGTCGGACAGGTAGGCCATGATCCTACACTTTCAGGGTTACAGCCTGACGTGCTGCCCACTTACACCACCGTCCGTAAAATTCGGCTGTGGGCCTCGCTTCATTGATCCACCAGATTCTATCCATGAGGATCTCCACTTGGCCCACTAACGGTTTACCATACCGGCCCGATTCAAGGCTAGACCTTTGTTCCCTACCGCCTTGGTAAGGTTATCGTCAACGGGATTGGTCCCGCCTAGCTACTGGCTAGGTAGCACTGCCTCTTAGTCTCTTAGTCTCTTAGTCTCTTAAAGACCTTGCCTTTTTTGTTTCTGAACTTTGAGGCCTGTCTAACTGTAGGCTCAAATTCGGCATCGACACATGCCTGTAGAAACTTCTCATCTTCTTTTGCGAACTTTCTGTTTGTTAATCCTTCTTTTTTCATGAAATTTTCTCTCTCTTTCTAGTAAAGCATTTAAGAAATAATCTAGTTTAATCACGTTAGTTAAAAGTCCAAAAATATAACCCAAAATAAGAATTAAGATCCCGACAAAACCAAGCATTAACGATTGTACGAGAGTTAATTCCATTATTTATCCCCTTGTTTGTTTCCGAATAAACAAACCGTGTACTTACTCACACATGAATTTGCTATTGATCGCTCACTTTCAAGAGCATATTCTAACTCTGCAATCATAAAACTCTGCGTTCGAATAAGATCCATGAGTATAAACTCTTTTGGATATTCTTTCGCCGCAACAAATAAACCACCCAACCAAAAACCAAGAAGTGCGACACAAACACCTAACCAGTAGTCTCTCGTTTCCTTAATCATCGTCCACTCCCTGCCCAAATGTGAATCTCATCCGTGTTTCTAGTCGGCCAAACATCTCCAAACAACCTCTGATAAATTGTCGGATGGATATCCCATCTGTCTTTTAATTTTTCACCCGTACTAAGATTCATCACAACATCGGATTTATGTATAAGGTGAAACGTATCCAAGATAACCTTATTCGGATCATCACTATCCACGTTAAGAATCAATTTAAAAAAACGATCTCTAACTAAAAGTCCAAATGCATGTTCGACTATCATTTTACACCTGCTTTCATCATTGCTTCATACAAAGTAGTCGTACCAAAATTTCTCTGCCGATACTGGTCCATGGCCCATCCATATCGCTCGGTAAGATGCCTAGCTTTATCTTTCACCGCACGTTTCGGGTCCAGGTTATCCTGGATATCGTGAAACTTTACGATCACTCCAATAGGATGCAACATGGCCCGGAGAACAAAGTCACGATACTTTTCACCCTCACGCCTGGACACTGCATCAACTGCCATCTCGACCTCAGTACCAAAAGCATCCCCGATATCCATCAAGGTATATTCAGTATCTTCAACAACATCATGCAAGACCGCAGTGACCAACACGCTAGTATACACATAACCGGCCTCGGCCACTCTACGCATAACGTCAAGAGGATGCCAAATATAAGGCAAGCCATTCTTGTCTAGCTGATCCTTGTGAGCAATCGTAGCCAGCCGTACAGCATCAATTAAATCCAATGCATGTTTTTGGTGTATATTTTCGTTCATCATGTTAATCTCTCCTTACCTTACGAAACGGATCTGGAAACCATTTATGTTTAAAATCGATCCACGCATCATATACCGGCCCCGACCTATGAAAGAATGCTATGATCCTTCCACCAGGAATACGTTGCCCTGTGTACTCAGCAGCCCTACACTGCATTAACACAACCTCGGCAAACCGAATCCTATCCTCTTCGATCTCGTGCGCCTGATCATGGTTGATTTCGATTATGGTTGAATTACCCATTTTGTTTCTTCCATTTCTTCCAAGCAACATACTTGGCAATCAATATTGCAACTACAATTTCTATACAAAACATAATTACTCCTGACGAGAACGTAATTGATATTCTTGATCTTCCTCAAATTCTTTCTTAGCTAACTCTTCCTTGTACCACTCAGGAAGCCCCCCGGTAACCGCCCTGCGAATCTGAGGCCAGAAATGATTGAACAACTCTTCCATAATATGTTGCTTCTCTTCCTCCAAAATATCTTCCGGGACAGCCCTGATTAGTGGCCCGATATCTTTCAGAGAACCGTCTAGCTGACCTGCCTCTTTTAAATGCTGTACTGACTTTTGCCATCTAGCCTCACTCTTCAATTCCAGGATCAAATTCTGTACAACGTCTTTGGTTGTACCTTTCTTCCATTCCTTAACGTGTTTCTCTTTAAACAACTCGGATACATACTTACCCATGGCAGTCTTGCCATCGACAGTAAAATAACCGTATCGTTTAGCAACCACGCCTTCGATTTTTGTCCCACCTAGAAAAGAAACCGTGTCCAACATACTCCGTATGAAATCCATAGATGTAATGCGACCATGGAAGAGTATTGGTACCACTTCAAGGCCCAATCGTTTAGCCTCGACATTTTTTTGGGGCCAATCCAAATAACATTCCAAGCCTGTATCGATATCATAAATCACCAAACCCTTTTCCGGGATTCGATCATAAGTAAGCGTGTTATGCTTTGGCTTCTGCAAATACTCAGCCCGATAAACCCAACCTGGATGCAATTGGTGTGTAGCATATAGCTCTTGGCAAACCGCAACTGCCTTGTTAAACATTTTCTCCGGTGCGTCTATGATGATATCCTTAGTATGTGACCGGCAAACCAATTCCCCATCCAAATCTGCAAAAGAGAATTGCGAACCATCAATCTTTTCCTCGACTAACACCGGCTCTTCCAGGAGGCCCTGGATTGCATGATGCCCTATAGCATAGACTTTTGAGTAACCACCTATCTTAGACATTTTTTGCCTCTCTTTTTTTAAAGCCTAAATCTTTCTTAAAATTATTCCAAAACTTCATAAACGTTTCATCCTTTTTGCATTCCTCGACAATTTCTATTGCCTTTGCTGCAAGAATGCAAACGATCAAACCTATAACATATGTTCTAGTAGCTATTGTGAAAAACATTCCCATATTTTACCTCCATCTGCATTATGCAAAACTAAATAATGTGGAGCTAGATCGGGCAAAAACCTAGCTCCACTTGCCGTGCGAAAAGGGAATAAACGCACGGCCTCCGCTAACTCTTAAAATAATCCACTTGGCCTTTTACAACATCAACCGGGAAAATAAATTCCTTACCCCTACTATTCGTAGCTAGAACTGGATTCTTTCTAGCCCTAGGTCGAATCCCTGATACTGTAAAAATCTCACCACCAAAGGCAAACTTTCTACCAAACATATTATCTTTCAAACCAAATGCGAAAGCGTGACGTTCAAACTCAGCCTGTTTGCCGGTCTTTCCATCGAAGCCCTCTTGCAGAGAAATATTTAAACGAAGTGTAAGTTCACTAGGACTAAACGTACCGTGACCGGTACTGATAAATAATCCAAGCTCTTCTGCTAATTCTCGTAGCGTCTTTTTAATTTCATCCCGTACCAAAACAGCACTAACTTTATTAAACTCTCTTACTTTACCCATTATCGGCTCCTTCTTGCCATGTTTGCATCGAATCGATTTATTAAATCAATAATTTCTGTCTCTGTTTTTTGATCCAGACCCATCATTTTACTTTGCCCTGGACCTACATGGACCATCAAAAGATTTTTGTAAGAAATATTAGTGTTATGTATTTCTAAACAATGATCTCGATGCCCCTCTAAATCAGGAAAAGTTCTTTTTGGCTTACACTGAAAACAAGTGAACTCCAACATACCTCTACCGTTAACCATCATGTTAGGTGTACTTTTCAATAACTGACGAAATCTTTCATCAAATTCAGGATTCATTAATGTACCCCCTTTACTTCCTCACCTACTCGTTTTCTCATTTCCTCTGCGTAGATGGTAGCCTCATCCGTGTACTTACCCTGATTCTCAGGCATACCATTTCTAGCCGTATCGTTGCAATCCCTTCTGGCAAAATCCAACTCGCTCAAAGTCATTCTTTTTGCTCTAGCTTTCTTTAATTCCCACCAACCTACATTGGGATAGTCATAATATCTCGCAATTATCTCTACAGCTTTTTTCACTCTCGTATGTTTGACCGGCCCCTTAATCTTGACAATTTTTTCCGTTACCAAAAAAGCTAAAGCAGCAGCAAACGCATCCTGGCCCACTGGACCATTCCACTTTGCAGTATCGTCACCTACAAGAACATCTTTTGCAGCACAGGCCACGGCATGTAGGGGATCAGTAGCCCCAAGCCTCATAGCCTCCACATAACTTACTTTCAAAAGAGTTTTTTGGTCTGACATTAATTTGCTATACATCATGCCTCCCTTTACTGTAACCATTCCACTAATCGTGCATACATCACAAGTGCGGCGAAAGATGCCATTGTATATATTGCAATCTTCATTCAGCCACCCTCACAACCCCAACAATCTGTTCATTGTTATCACCCCAATGTATCGTCCAACCGTCACAACCCCAAACAGCATTGGTTCCCGGTGCTATCTCGTTCATAGCCCTCTCACACTCAACAATATTTGCGTGTGAACTTAAGTTGCTTCTAACGGCATTAGGGTCACCCAATAGCATAGCCCACAGAAAATAAACGATTGTAACATTCATAAAACCTCCTAAAAATTTTTTAATAACCTCTTACTCTTCTTCTATTTTCTCCTGTTTTTCTTTTAGCTGTGTCAACTCAGCTTCCATCTCAATAATTTTCTTCCCTCTAGCTTCTCGATTCTCTCCGTCCAATAGGTTTGCCGTTTCTTTAAGCAAGCCAGCTAATTTTATATTGAGTACTCTGATAAATGCATTTCTGAAAATCTCTGAATTGGAAACGTAGAAAAACGAACTACAGCTACTACTGCCATACGTGCCTGACCAACTATCCAGTGACAATTCAAATTTAGCTACAGAAAATCTACCGTCTTTATTGAAACCAACAGTTAGTTTATCATATCTTTTATCTTCACGTCTTTTCTGCCAATCTTGTAAACCCTTCCGAATACTGTTAACGACCTTATCAATGTCATTGAAACCAAATTTCGTATCCATTATTTTCTCCTTATTATTCATGGTCCCATTCTACAGGATCGTTTCTAAATGCCCGATCTAATCCTGCCTTAAGATCCGGTCTAATATCAAGACACGGATTGCATATCAATAGCCCATAATCATCGATATCTGCCTCTGCCTCATGGCAAATAGAACAAAGATCAATTTCCATCCCGTACTCCCTTTTTTTGGTGAGGGACGCTGAACTCATCTTTATGGCCTTGAGTCCTTAGGCAAATTGCGTCCCGGTAGCTCTTATAAGAAGCAAGTACCGTGCCAACTCTCGCCAGCCTCCGCAATCTCTCTAAGTCCTTGATTATAGGCTATTCGCTATGAGCGATTCTCGATTCGCAAATAGCGAATGCCAAAATACGGCTCCAAAAATTGTCACTTGGTATCATTTTTTGATACTTTACGCCAACCTAAACTCTCAAGGCCTAGCTCCCTAATGACCCTATTGGCCTCTTTAACCCCTCCAAGATCGGAAATGTGCCTTAGTCTCATTGAAATTAAGTTATGACTATATGGCTTTATATCGACAAACTCTATTTCATCTTCGATATCAACCTGTATGTCATTAATCTTTATCTGTTTTTGTTTCTTTGTTAGACCTTTCATGCACCCTCCCCCCGGTTACCGATTCAATAACAGATACACGGCCCAGGTAAGGGATATCACCGGACCCGTAATAGCCACATAAAATAGCATATTTAGCACCTGCTGTCCCTCTGCAATGCTCATAATTTCCTCCTTTTTAATCTAAGCCCCTATTAAGATAAGTCAGATTTTTCTGAGCAAGTCTAAGCTTCCTGATCCTGCTATCCAACAGAACCTTACTATAATCCCTGCCAAATTCACGGTTTATCTCTTCCTCATACCTGCGAATCCACTTTATGGCCCTGTTAGCACTCTCGACAGCAAACTCTGTATAGTCTCTTTGCATAAACCCCCCTAACTTCGCTATAAATCGATTTTAAGCAACCGGCCACGGAACCGGCCCCCTACCATTGCCGCTAGGTCGATCTGCCCTCCTGTGGGCAACTCGACACAACCGGCCATTAAACCGGACATAACCACGGCAGGGGTGTGTCCAGGGGATACATCGGATACGATAAGCGTCCTTACCCTCTCGTTCCACTGTCACACCCTCAAACCGACTAGCAAAAAGGACAGCATCTAGATCCTTTCTGCATTCACCAACCATTGTTGCGTCCACGGCCACTAGGCTGTAAAGAGGGTCGGTTGTCATTTCCATTTCCCCGACCCACCGATAGACGCAACAAAACCGCAATTTATTCGCAATCGTTCTCCGGCCCATACGGACCCCTGTAGTCCCTAAGACGAAACTCCTCACCGCAGGAGGCACAAGTGACTTCCTCAATAGCTCCCTCTTGTAGCTCAAACTTAGTTCCACACTTGCACATAACAAGCGCAGACCGTGCATACATAAAAAGTCTTTGGTGCCTAGTACGCATTAGAATCTCCTCATGATCTCCATGTTTGCCCACTTGATATATCCACGCAAACTGAAATGATCCATCGGCTCTTCCTTGAAACCTTGGTCAATTAAATCTTCGCAGAACTCGATGCCATTCTCTAAATCTTGACGCTTGTAACCATCTCTTGGTCCAACGCCTTCAAATTGATAAGCTAAGACCGTTATCCGACACAACTTAGCCATTGAACTTTCTCCTTATCCAATTGACACCCATGCAGAGAAGGTATCCCACGGACACAAAGAAACCCATAACAAGAAAATCATCGATCATAAATGCTCCTTACTTTGCTACTGCTACTCGAAAATCTTTACCTTCCTCACCGTATAAAATGATACCGTCATGCTCTGTGGTCTGACGAAACGCCCCCTTATTTAAGAAGCCAAACCACCATCTAGGATTTTCACCATAAACCCTTATGTGAAGCATTAGTACTGCCTCATGACCTTGCCGGTTTCGATCTCGACCACTCGCCACGTTCTAACCAACATCCACCTGGACATAAGATCGATCCCATACTCTTCTGCCTCTGCTACGTGATCGAACGTCAATGCGTTCCCGGCATAGGTGCCTGAATTATCCGCTATCACTTCTACTTTATACATAGACCCTCCTATGGCCCCGGTTCGTTTGTCCATCGGCCTGTAGGCTTACAGATATAACAAACCCCTCTAAGCCTCTCCCACATGCCGACCAAAATTCTACCGCATCTACACATTAACATTTCCATTTTTTTCTCCCTGCTGTTTGCGAACAATTGCTTTTGCAAGTTCAAGCGCACACCACAAAAGATACTGTCTGTCTGCGTCCGTAGCCGGTACAAATATTTCCATCTTTACACCCTTCCTCCACCATTCAAAAAATGAACTCGCCTTGCAGCCTGTTCTCTATCGTTGTAATCGCTTTCCGGTACCCACTTACCATTTGGTTTATAAAAACCAACACTGTACAAATTAGCTTCTGTTCTCTGATAAACCCACATATTAATTATCTCCGATCATCTGATTATATTGTAATGCCAATTCCGCAAGTTCATTCTCACTCAGTTGTGCCAAAAAATCTTGAGCAATATCTAACGCTACTTCTTTTCGAATTTGCTTAATCAAAATTTCTAAATTCTCCATAGCTACTCCTTCCTATAAAATAAAACTGATGAGGGAATCAGGAATCGAACCTGAATAATCCGGGTATGAAAAGTACTTTATCGCCAGAACGATTTTTCTTCCTTATCCGACTTGTATAATCGGAGAATACTAACAACTTTCTTCTCCCAAGGAGAGTACTACTCATTGCTTTCCTCATTCATATTCTGGCCCCGTATCAGACCATCTCCCCCGTAAAAATCCACACTGCACCCCACTGAATCTAGAACCTCCAACCAACCTAACTGACTCGGCCCCTGATACAGAGGTGATTTTCAGCCGTTATCTAGTCCAGTGCCACGAGAAAACTCGTGGTGGGTCCGTCACTAGCCTGAATGGTTACAGTCTTTATGCCGTTTCGCTACTAGAGTGATCTCCTGTCTGAGGGTCGGTCCCTCTCTGGATACGACAGGCTCTATAGCTCCTAGTGCATGATCCGCAACCCATTTTAAAGTGCAGTCTGGATTCTCAACTATGCTCTCGCCTAGGGCCTGGTGTTAGAGAGGCCAAGCATCCACGGATTCCAATTCTGGACTCCTATCTCAACGAGCAGGATACCCCTTTTAAAGGCTCTATCCTAGACCGTAGGCGACAGCATAGCTGTCAATCACTCGCCCCTTAGCCATGCAATGTCTTATTATCACATGACATACTCGATGACGAGCTTGCCTTTTACTAACGCAAGGTCCATGCCAAGAAAAAAGCCTTGAGTTTATTAGGTGCCTCGATGCAAGTACCGCATTTTGGCACCCATAATTTGTCATTTGATGTCAAACTCTGGAAACCCTAGTGGTTAACGTTATCTCAAAAACTCCTGGACATAACTGCTTATGGAGAATGTGATACCTAATATTTTTGACCGTTAAAGTCTCGCCATAATGCATCATGATAGCTTGTAACTTTTTTAAGTTAACTCTCGCTACTGCATTCCCCGGCTCATCAAAAAAGCTTCTCGGTAAGTCACCTGTAAGCATAATTAGACCCCTTCCTTCTCTAACCAAACCTCGTAGACACCTGCCCCTATGCTCTTTGCTCTAGGGTTACAATGTCTCCCATTCCAAAAATAGACACCCTCTAACAGTATGTTTCGGGCAACCGCAGTCACACACCTAACCCTGAAACCGGTATGTGTGTTCCCTAGCTGCGCCTGTAACTTTTTGCGCTCTTGAATAACTAGATGTAATTGTCTCGCATTCATAATTTACTCCTAATCCCAAAAATTATTTTGACCACACTTCGTACAAAAGAACATAGGGTAACCCATGTCAGCCGCCACTATATCCTGTTTGGAATGTAGGTATAGGCAAGCTTTACAGTTTGTACAAAACGCAATTCTCTCGTGTTCTTTATTACACTCCCAACACATTCTATTTACCTGCGTGGTTACGTCCATCATTTACTCCTATAATTTATCCATCAAATCGATAACGTGAACGATCTTACCACGCTTTTGCCAAGTACGAACGGACACGTCAAATAAAGTTCTAAAGCACTGCGCCCTCATTTTCAATTCGGTATCATCAAACGGTAATCCTGGAATATAACTGGTCAACCAAAAGGCTGTAAATGGAGTTTTACCATATCGATCTTTTTGACCGTCTACTTCCAGGACAACATGATTCTCGTCTTTCAACATGGCCCTGATTTTTTTATCTCGATCAGTCATACTTTCCCCTTTGGTATATTTTCCATTGCCGCCTCATAGACGTAATCCAACTTGCCATCGACACAAATAAAACCCCAACATGAATCCATAGTCTCACCTTTCTTATCCAGGATCACGTATCCATACACGTTACCTCGGAGAAATGCATCGTACACTTCCACTTCCTGACGCATCAATTTGAAGGCACTTGAAATGGCCTTTTTAGATATATGCGTCATGGCCCTACCCTGTGGCCCGAACTCTTTACGAATATCTTCGTGCGTAGCAAGGATGACCCCGACCTGGCCCGAATCCCATGGACAACTAAACGGACTCGTACTCATGGTAAGGCCCGAATGATCGTACAGGTACAGAGGCAGATACTTTACGTCTTTACGATTAATGAGTTTGTCAAATTCTCCTTTAGCCATTGACCCTATCTGTTTATCACCAAGATTGTACCGTCTATGAGTACAAAACATTGTACCAAACGTACTACACTCTCTCGGAGACTCGGCATCTTCATCCTGGTGGATCTCGATTGTATACCCTCTAACTTTTTTCGTTTCTATTGCTTCCATCTTAAACCCCTTTCGATTCCCATGCCCCAGGAACGTTTATAACCTCTTTCAATTCCTCTGTGTACTCGCCATTCTCACCACCATAGCCAAGACACCCTATCTCCATAGGTTCATCCGAATGCCAGTGATTGTCCGTAGCCTCTGATCGAACATCGGCCCCCTTGGAATATTCTTTAGCTGCTTTCTCTCCCAACCTTCCTGCTTTCTTTGGACTTGTCGCCACAACATCATACCATTTAACAGCTATAAAATGCCGTGTCACAAATACTCTGTATATTTTATTTTCCATATTTTTCTCCTATGCAAAAACGTTTCCAACGTTTGGCCTTAACGGAGTCTCAATAGATCCGTTCAAAGCATTAAAAATAATCAAACCCACTCGACCATTACCGTCTGAAAACGGATGAATCTTTTCGAACTCGATATACACCTGCAAAGGTGTAAGAGCATTCAATGTCGGCATGGCGAACAAAGTTCCCATGAGCCTCGGAATCTCCGTATGGCTAGGCCCAACTGCTCGATGGTGAATAACTACCGGCCCTGCACGATACACGCCCTTATCCGGTTGTGTCTTTAGTGCAATGTACTGAACATACTGAGTAGTTAACATTCCACAGATTGCTCTATGACTACGGCCCTGCCGTATATCCTTAGCTACCTCATTCCACGCATGGAGCATGTCAGATACCCTTCTAGGCGCATCTTCCTGACGGTCTACTTCCACTGCACAGAAATGAATTAGTCTCAATTGTTTTTGCGTAAACATTTTTCTTTCCCCTCAATCAAAAACTATATACGTATAAAGGTATGCAGAAATCCCAAAACTTATTCCGTAATAACCAAGAAAAAACTCTGGCAATGCTGATACCAAGTAAACCACGGTCAAAGTTATACACACGATTGTAAACTCGATCATACAAAACTCCCTGCCTTTATGATGTAAAACTTTTTACCCTCTTCTGTGATCTCACTTTTAATCAACGGAAAATCTTCGTCTTTAAAACCCCACTCAGTTAGTATCATCTTTGGTAGATCCGGCATAACTGGCGCACCAAGATTAGTGATAGTACCAAAGACATGTAGTTCATCTAACAACTCTGTATAAATCGCCCGATACGTTTCCTTCGATATCTCATGCCATCTATTCATGAAGGCCTCCCGCTACACATAGGACACGTTTCGAATGTGTAACCTTGATCCTTGCAGCTATCCCGGTAGTACCCGATCATAGATGATAATGGATTTTCTGGATACTCTTCCGCACACGGATCACCATGACAAAAAGCACAGAGACTATTAACGTCTACCGCATTCTGATGAATATAGGCAACCTCGACCACGTATGTCTTGCCATCCCCAGGAAGAAAATCAACCATTGATGTTTTCATTCTTATCTCCCTTTACGATAATTATTTTGTCATTCGTACTGTCAAACAACATCACCAAATCCATTAGCCATAGATTTCGTGCTATACCTAATGGACGTTGTATATTCTTTTCCAGGAGGTCATGTAAAAAATCACGCTGTTTTTTATCTAACGTATAATGTTCCATTAGATCAGTTGCATCCATTTCTTTTTTACGTCCTGGACCATGCCCTTTTCATCTAACGTAACTCCACACATGAAACACGCTATCCTGCCGGTGCAAGGCATCGACCCTGTATAATGTCCACCGCAGGAATGATCGCAAATTTCCTCTCGGACCTCTGGCACCAAGGCCAATGTCTTTTTGTAAAGCTTCTGGATCTTATCCATGATTACCCCCAAAACATATTCTCTGCCTGTTGACGTGCGAACTCTACCGCCTGTGTCTTTTGCAACGGAGCAAAAGACGCAAGTGTTTTTACCATACCCATGCCCCCAGGATGCACTTCATAGATAAACCAAAATCCCTCGGCACCCCTTTGGGCAACCCATACGATTTGATGTTTACCTACTCGCCACTCAACGTACTCATTATAACGACCTACACGGCCACTGCTCATCCTTGGCTCTGCCGGTTTTCTTGTACCCATTATTTCACCGTCCAAGGCTTAGGGAAAGGAACCTCGAAACCGAATACCCTATAACCAGTGCGCCGACTAAGACCCTTGAGGTAAATAGTCTTACGAGCATAATTCGATTGATGCTTGCCCATTACTTGTTTCTTCTCATTTCTCTCTGGCTTTTTGTTCTCTGTGTTTTCCATTTTCTCATCTCCTTTTTTGTTTTTAGACCCTTTAAATAACGATCACTTGTTAACCCTATAGACTTCAAAAAACTTTTACATCCCCTAGTACAAAGATGGATACTAACCCATTTTCCTCTTAAAAAACATTCCCAACAGGGACGATAATTCCATACCCTACCTGCGGGAGGGGGCATGTTATCCGTAGTATAGGCCACTATACAACAGATGGGAATGTCACTATGCAAACCAAATTTTGTATCGTATTCTAAATCAAACATTATCTAACCCCTGCCCCTCCGAATACTAATGGTAGCGGGTATCCGCATTTCGTTAGGATCGATTATCACATGGCAATGTGGACAAAGCGCACTGCCGTTGATAATTTGCAATGTCTCGACAAAACACTTTGCCGTAATCAGAGGCAGGTTAAAAAGTTCTCTGGCCCTCTTGATGGCATCGATCTTTCGATCTGCATTTATTATTGTAACTACATCACCAATATCTTCTAAATTAACCATTATACTTTCTCCTTAATCAACCACTGACGTTATAGCTCTATTGTAACGGTCCATGGCCTTAAAAAGCCGATCATCGTTAATCCTGTTGGTTAACTCATCCCAGGTAGCGTGACTTATAATCTCCGCATCCCTCAAGGCACACGCATAGCCTGTATACCATTCCCTACTCTTAAGGTTACCACTGAAACCTAAGACATAGACGTATCTGTAAAATGCATTCAAAACTTCACCTATGTCAATCTGCTTTATTTTGATACCTAAATTAATTTGCATTTATCTCCTCCCCCACCGGTCTAATTCTCCGCTTACATAACGGACAACTATAACGTGGTCTGACCATTTTATTTTTCTCTGCCAGCTTCTGTTGAAACCGTAGATCATTATTAATACGCTTTTTTGTAAAAGGCCACTCCCTACACCCACACGTATAAGGTACCGTTTTAACTTTTCGCATAGGTATCGTTTCGAAACCTCCAATAACCCTATCCGGCCTTAAACCAACCTGACGCATTAAACCCTGCCATACGAAACCGTGCGCCTTATCGATATCCCCATACTTTAGTGTCTGGACCAAATGACAAGTCTCGTGAGGCACAACGATTTCCAGGTACCTCTCAAAATTCTGACGAATGTACAACGGATCGAATACTAAGGTATTCGTCTTAGGAGAATAGAATCCATAACGGCCCCCTAGTCTCTTATAGACGATGGTAAACGGAAACCTGCTGCAATCCAACGTGGTCAAAGTTTCGTTAACCTTGTCTATGACTGTCCTGCGTATCTCTGACATTTCCATAATTTACTCGTTATATTCCTTTGCCTGTTTTTCAACATCTGCCCAATCGATAGATGCCTTTATTGCCTTCAACTCAGAGGCAAAATTTTCTGTGTCTACAATTGCCTCAGTCAAATTTTCCTCAGTCAAAATCACTTCCCTACTGCAACACCCGCACCCTTGGGTTTTCAACTTTGGCCCCTCGGCCCCATTGTAATTTGACACACTAGCAAATTTTGACCTAACGTACCAATCTCTGTTTTCCATTTTCGATCCTTTCAATTAAATTGTGCAGCACCCGCAACATGGGGCATCTTCGCACCTGCCCCTAGCATTGCGATACGCAGTGTGTCCAGTGCTAGGAAAATAAAAAGTATGGACCATCTGTGAATGGTCTGCGGAATGTGTAGAGCAATACACATACCACCTTTTGGCCCCCCTAGGCCTTTGGGTAGTACCGGCATTGGGCTTAACATTCGTGCCGCATACCTGACAAATTCCTGCATACCTGTTAATCATTGTCCTGTTCTCCGATCCAAAAAAAATTTAGAGTTTAATTTTTTCGTCTGTTCTCAGATTCGAAATAAACAACTCTCCATCGGCCTCAGTAACTTCCAACATGACTAGCTGTTGACCCTTAGGCCTAACACTCCTTGCCTCATCCTTATCTGATACGCTATCCTGTCTGAGGATCGTAAGGCCTATCATTTCGCTTGCCTTAATGGTAGCTGACTTTCCGTTACCGTGATATATGTGAACCTTTAACATTTTAAATCGACCTCCAATGTCTTATAACGCTATCCGTAATTAAATTCGCCTTATGTCCACAAAGGAAAAGTTTATTAAACGATGTTCCCTTTGTACTGTTATCCGGTAAGGTTTCCAAGGCCTCCCCCGTAGTAATCTGCTTACACTGTGGACATTCAAAATCCACTATCCCTGTATGACGTTCCCACATACTAATAATCCCAACCTTCCTTCAACTCTCGTTCTATTTCCATGGCCTCTGCTGCCTCTTCGCCATAAATCGATTGATTAAACTTCCAATTTTCGTAGTCCCGTACCCCCTGCTGATACTCCCGGTTGTCCCTGGAAGTCTCCCGCCTTGCTAAGGCGATCTCTGCCGCATTCCCAGGATCAACACCGTACACCCCGGTAACCGCCCCGGTCTTATCGTAACAATCTACATGCCATGACTTGAAAGGCCCCCGGTGTACAATCTTGTCACCCTTGGCAATTTTCTTGCCACACTCGGCCCTGCAATGTCCGTTAAACCTAGCGATTATGATAGCCATTATTCTATGTCCTTTCCTTTTGTAAACCAACCGAACCATTCTCGATCCAGGGAAACCACCAAGATTTCCGTAGCCGTTTCCTTGCGTACCCAAAACACGTTACCGTGTTCCCGTACCCTGTTTTTTGCCCTCCTGGTTAGAGGTACTATGCCCGTTATTTCTTGTATGTTTTCCATGGCCCCTACTCCCAATATACCTTTCCACTTACGGCCCCCCGCACCTTTGTAAGGCCTATGTCCCTCATGGCCGCATCGATCTCTTTTCTCATGGCCCTACGGACCTTAGCCTTTCGTGCTTTGCTGGCCGTTTTTGCTGCATCGTTAACCGCATCGTTAAATTCTGGATCGATATATTCGCTCATGTTCCTTTGCTCCTTTTTTAGTCCTCTGGATACTGGCATGTCATATGTCCCTTAATCTCTCCGTGTACGCCACAATCTGGACACCTGTTGGACTCCCATAGTGAATCCTGTTCCCGGTCATAAAGCTCCTGATTCACTCTCTCTGTGGCTATCGCATACTCAAAATCTTCCCAAGGATTGTATATGCTCATGTTTTGCTCCTTTTTTGTGTCGCTCATGCTGTACTATAGAAGCAAGGTCCATGCCAAGAAAAAACCCTTTAAATCCAAGGCCCGTTATGTGCTTTTGCACAATAGGGCAACCATTTCCTGGCATCGTACCAAACTTTGTTACTTTATTGTCCTGAAAACCGCCACACCTAAAGCTTCTGGTGTCTCTGGCCCAAAGGCTTCTAAGGCCTCGGCCAGCTTCCCATAGGCCAATCCGAACCCTGAGGGTTTGCCTCTCTCTGCCACTATCAAGGCCGCTACGTCATCCGGCACCCATACTGCTTTATTCAATGCCTTGAACATCAACCTGGCTGCATTCAATAACTCTGTCTCTCGATTCCCTTTTTTGGCCTGTGCCAATAGTTCTTTTTCTTTCATACTATTCCCCTTTGTACTTTTTAGACCTTTCGAGTTTACGATTGTACCCCTTTTTACCTTTCTTCGTGGTCTGTGGTCCACCTGTCCTAGGTGGCAGAGGTATACGTCCTAGCTTTTTCATTTTACTCCCTGTTCATTTCATTCAATCTCACCTGGATATCTTCACATTCTGGACAGGGTAGGTCGATCTCATCTGCCGGGATATCTACCCCACACTCTGAGCATTCACCGCCGCCGTGTACCTCTGTAAGAGGCTTGGCTGACCCGTATACCATATCTGTCATTTTCGTCTGTAATTCCAACAGTAGGTCCCAAGCTTCCCCTGTATCAGTATGCTCTTTTTTAGCGCATCGTTCTGAGAAATACTCGATTGAGTCTTCCCATTTTTACCCATTTGTACTACCCTTTCCTTTTATAAGGCCAATGTTTGTGGCACATAAAAACACCCTCTGAATTTTCCCCTCCCATAGTGGTACGGGTCATGCGTCCACACTTAGCACATTTTTTCTTTTCTCGTTTCACTTTACCATCTTCCCTTTCGACTTTGGATATACTTTTTTGCTGCAACCTCGACTGAGGTATAGTGCCGATAGTAATAGAGAATATCCTTGTTATGGATTGTACCCTCCGTACCTGGATCGAGCCTTATTACCTCTGCCTCAAATCTCAAAAACCATCCCGGTTCCTTTTCTGTTAAGTCTGCCATTTTAGCCTTTCCTGATATCATGCTATAATTTTATAATATATTGAAATCGTTGATCAAATGGTCCCCACCCCCCTCCACCAAAATCATTTTCAAATTTCCAAAATGGGGGGGTTTCCTGTACAATTATTTGTGCGCTTTACTGCCCTGTAAATAACCCTTATATTTAATGCCTTCAATGATCTCTCTTTGATGTCTCTCGATATGCTTGCATACAGCAACAAATGCTTTCATAAGCCTGTAGTTATCACTCACTGGAAAATACTTTTCTTCTTTCACTACACCCCCCTCCCCTACCCATGCCACTCGGATACCCTGTGCTGCGTGGGCCTGTGCCTCTACCTTCTTTCTTCTACCCATAATGATTCCTTTGTGCCTGTGTACCCTTGTACTATGCACCCCATACTAGCGTGGTCTGACCCGACAGCTTACGCAACGCACTCACTGTATAGATTCCATCCTTAAGCACAACCTGACTTCTGTCTGTATTGTACGTTACTTCCTTCAGCTTGAGGGGGGCCTTAAGTAGCTGGTCCCTAGTCATGGAGCGGAGGTCTGTTATAGTCATAATCTTTTTTTCCCTTCTATTCTTTTCCCTGCGGGGTGGTCCCTTAGGCTAGGCTACCTTATGCCCCTCTGCCCTTACTATGTCCTTTGCCTCATCTGCTGACCCTGCTATCACCAGGAGCCTAGTAGGTATCTGGTCACTGGTGGTTATATCGTATAAGCTCTTTTTGTTTTGTCCGTTCATAGCTTCTTATAGAAGCAAGTACCGTGCCATATGCTGACCCTTGCAACCATTACCTTTTCCCTGTCTCATATCCCACGGTGACAAATTGTGGTACCACATTCTGTCACTCATTACATATACCGTTATCTGT